ACATCTACACCCTCTTCAGACTGAGGTACACGAGAGGTACGTAGGCTCCAGTTCTTATCTCCTGCTCCAAACTGAGTAGACATGAGCTGGGATACGACAGCATCGACCTTTGGACGTACAATGTTGACACGAGTCTTGTTACCCTGTGCTTCGCGTTGCTCGGAACTCTCTGGATACATGTACACTTGTTTAGATATACCCAGCTTGCCCATATACAGATCGCGAGCAGTAGTCCATTCCGCCTCTTTCTGTCCTCGAAAGTGCATACGAGTACGTAAAGTAGCCTCAATATCAGCAGCAAGTGTGTCTTTTGCTCGTGCTTTCTCATCTTCCATAGCTTTAGCTGTATCCAACACAGCTTGAAGCATGTCTAGATCCTCAGATGCTACCTGTCCTGACGAAGCAGCAGCGTCAATGATCTCTTGCAACTGCTCAACGGAATCATTTTCCATATCAGCTCCTATCAAAATGCTAATTTCCTACCGTATGAGTAGTTGCCACCTGTAATACCTTCTCGTGGCTTTGTCTTTGCGATGTGTTTGGTGTTAACTCCGTACCGAAAGGCATCCATCAAGTGATCGTCGGTCTTCTTAATCATCCCGTTCTCTCGGCGATACAACATATACTCACGAAAGAACTCATTGCAATGCTTAAACACTTTCAGTCTACCAGTAGACAGCAGTTCCCAGCACGTAGCGATGCCCGATTCCACCGCGTTGTTAGCTAGAACAAGACTCAATCCATACTGTCTGTAGATGTTATACAACTTCTGTCCGTCAACTTGCGATCTATTGTGAGAAGCTGGATCAATAGCACCCATCATCCAGTTACCAGCTATGCCTTTTACAGCCTCGGCGTGGATAAGTGGCTCTGCTCTCTGCCCTTTGTACTCGTTTGTTACGTAGATAATACCGCTGTCTGGGTCTCGTGCAAAGAATAGAACAGCTGTAAAGTTCCAACCAACATCCATTCCGTACCATCTCTCATAGTGATCTGGAATCATAAAGGGATCACATTCCACATCACTACGTACCACTGGGTATATAGTCCCTTCACCAATGGTAGGCACACCCTCACTACGTGCTTTACGTAGATATACAGGAGTAGCATCTAGTATCTGAGCTTTAGATTCAGGAGTAAGATGCGGTACATCATTCCACGTAGCCATCACAATAGCTCGGCTTGCAGCTGTTTCGGTCTGTTGTTCTACAAACCTATCGCCACTAAGAAAGACTCCTGTAGAAGCTAGATGCACAACCAGCGCAGTAAGTCCTTTGAGCGGTGTGAAGGTACTCAGAACTATACCGTTCGTTGTCATAGTACGCAGGAGGCATTCGTTGTACACATCTTCTGGACACTCTTCGTCCAACCACACTACATGACGTGCAGTACCAAAGAAGGAGTCCACTCCTCGATCAAACGATTTGAACGTGATGTTGCTGTATCCACCAGATACGTGTTTAACGCGAGCCAGTTCAATTCCGTTAGGCACCCCTTGCATAGACCACGTTCTGTCGATACAAGCAGCTGGGATCGTTCCTGTGCCTACCTCGTTGATACCGCCGAGCAATATCTGTTGAATCGTGTCTCGTGTAGTTGTCTTGTCTTTACCTGCCACCCAAATATCTACAGGATGATCGAACCGTCTACCATTCCACCACGACGGGTATCTTCCGGTAGCGTGATAAGATACAGCGCATCCGCCAGCTTGCGATTTTCCGACACGATTTGCACTTAGAAACACACACTCTCTGAACTTAGACGAAGCATCAAACCACAGCTTGTGCATTGGGTAATGTTCAATAGAGAAAGGAGTATTCGGAACAAACCACTTGTCCGTACCTGCCTTATCCTCTACATCAACTAGCTCAGAGAGTTTGTTGCGTAAATCCAATAACTCTTGAACTGTCATCTTGGAAACGTCAATTGTCATGCTTGGACTTTTGTCTTGTTTAACAGATCGGTAACTTGTTTACGCAACGACTCGGCATCCTGAGCCCCGGAGGTTTTGTCAGCAACTTCTGTCTTGTCAGCCCATCCCCATCGGTTTTTCATGTTGTTGTACCACAACGGTCCATTGAAAGTCTTGTCGTTAAGGCTCTCTCGCCCAATCTTCAGCCAGTAGGCTTTGGCCCAGTCTCTACCAGTATCCACAAAGTCTCGAAACGCCTCATCTGTTTCGTACAGATTAATGAACTTTCTCTTTGTGATACGTAGAGCTAGAGCTACCTCTTCATCAGAAGCACCTCTGGCGTACTCGTCCATGAGTACTCGATCCCATTCTGGGATAGTAGGTCGCATAGTTAATACTTTCCTGTTGACATGCGGTTAGCTAGATACCGTGCTCGTTGTCCCGTCTGAGCTGCCCACTTACTGTCTAGCATGTGCAACGCAGCAGCACAATAGTCTCCAATAGAAATAGAGTGCAATGTGTTCTTGAACTTAGACAAACCATCTCTTCCGAGATTGAAAGCCATGTTAGCTACAACTGTTTTACGAGGAGCACACAGAGAGTTAAATCCTTTCACTACAGTCTTTGCGTCTTCGATAGCTTGTTTAGCGTCAGCTTGTAATAGTTGCTCTGCTTGCTCTAAAGTAATAGGCTCGGATGACACATTCTTAGTATGTCCGTATCCAATAGTTAAAACTCCCACAGAATCCCGATAAGGTTTGAGTCTTAAACCTTCGTCCTTTCGTAGATCTGCAAGTAGATGTTTTTCCCAAGACATATTACGTCACATCCGTAAGGCTAATGTTGTCAATAGTGAATATATCGCCAGAAGCAATGGTCATTTCAAACGTAGATGCTCCAGCAGTTGTTACTGTAAAATCGTAGGAACCTGCTCCAACTCCATTGAAGAATACTGTGGTACTGTAATCAAATCCAGCAAACAGTCCAAGCCCAAAGGTTTCTGTCAAAGACACCGCTGTGACAGTAAGTCTATAAGACCTTCCCACCACAAGGGGGGATACAAGGGGGCAGGACAGAATGTCTGACGTACCAACAAAGGTGCCTCTAGCTCTTCCAGATATAGGTATATCCCACTCTCCTCCAGGAGTCGGGAACGACCAACCAGTGCTGGTAGCAAAGGTAACGTCGGCATTCAACAGTTCACTGGGAACAATAGCTGCGTTACCTGGAACAAGTCCTGGGCGGAATGCTCCGGACAAATGTCCTTGTAGGTTGCTGAATAAATGCGTCATATATCAACCAATCCGAGCGCGAATAGTGCCAGAGGTATAAGAGATACAGTTCCAACGAATGTCCATATCTCCGCCTGGAACAAAGGTGCCAGTAGTGTTAGCTGTGTAAGATCCACTTGGAACGTCAATCCAAGATCCCAGATTAGGAATGGAAGTCTGAAGTTTCACAGTTCCCGTGAACGCTACTCCGTCAATCTGATTGCAAAGCTGAATAGCTAGAATGTCCAAGCCTTTGGCTTTCCGATATTCATAGACGGTGCCAGCTACAGCGGTAGTAAAGGTATCAATAACTTGTTCGTTAGCCATTGGGTGTTCTCCGTGTTATCCATATTGAGTTACGATTACGTATCCAGCCCCGCCGTTCCCACCAGCTCCTGAGTTACCGGATCTAGCACATCCACCACCACCTCCCCCTCCCCCACCATACCCGCCGTTTCCTCCGGAATACCCGTTCCCAGAAATGTTTGCCCCTCCACCTCCACCACCAAGCCCGATACCAAGAACGGTGGGACCGTCTGTGCCTACTGCCCCTGCTCCAGCAGCTCCAGCGCTATAGTTACCTGATGATCCCAAAAACACGCTTCCTGCACCTGTCACAGAAGATCCAGCTTGTGCGAGCACCAATGCACCTGGAGTAGCTGCGGTAATTCCTCCACCACCGCCACCTCCACTAGATACGAACTTAGTTACAGACGGAGCAGCCCCTCCCCCAGCTCCTCCAGACGGAGCGGTATAAAAGCCTGTTCCGGAATAATGTTGGCTAATTCCTATAGCAGCTCCGCCAACATTGTTTGAAGCCTTTCCTCCTCCTATAGCAAATACCAGAGATCCAAAAGAGGAGTTCCCTCCACCCGTCCCGGCGTTAAAGCCAGATCCAGAAGAAACAGACCCACCATTTCCTCCAGCTCCTACAGTTATAGTTTGAGAAGATCCAGCGTAAGATGCTGGTATAATCACATCTACTACGGCCCCTGCTGATCCTCCACCTCCTCCTATACAAGCTGTCGGGGCGGCTCTTACTTGACCAGAGGCTCCTCCTCCTCCTCCTGCTACTAAGAATACCCGAACTACCTTAGTCCAGCTTTCCTTTGTCCACGTAGCTCCCGAGTCTGCTACTTCATATCTATCTGTCTTTGACCACTGAGCAGAAGATCCACTAGCAATACCATCTAGCTTTGTCTTATCGGCAGAAGACATGAACCCAGCAGACGCACCAGAAGCGTTTGAGTGAGCAGTTCCCCCAGAGCCTACGTGAGCTACAGGAGTATACCGCGCATCGCCTCTAGCGTCGTTGTGGTACTGACTGTGATCATCGTCACCTAAGCCTGTGAGTGCTCCGTGATCGGTTACACCTCCACTAGAAGCAGTCGGTAAGCTGTTACGAAGTCCCATTGATTACAGCTCCGATAGCTGTGCCAGAAGTGTACGCAGAACAGATCCACCGAATGTCACAGTCTCCTCCTGGTTCAAACACCTGAGCAGTAGCAGCTGTGTAAGAGCCCGTAGGCTCGTCTACCCACACACCTTGGTCGGGATCTGAAGTCTGTAGTTTGAATGTACCCACGAAGGTTCCGTACAACATCACACGTACAGTAGAGTGAGGAGTTGTAGATCTTCGGTATCTATACGGTCCTACGACAGCGTTAGCTGCTGCCATAGGGCCTCTTACAGTAGTGTTACTTATTGGCATTAAAGTAGTTCCAACTCGTCACGAGTTAAGCGAGTGCGAGTCACACTTCTTCGAGCTGAATGAAGCTACCAGCCAGCACAACAGTATCAGAAGCATGGGACGCATTCTGAGCGGCCTGTACTTGCACATAACCATCTGCCGTACCTTTGTACGTACCAACTGCCAACAGCTCTACAGCAGCAGCGGTAGCACCGGCAGCAACAGTAGCTACAGTCGTAGCGGAAGTAGAGGCACCGTCAGCTTGTACCTGTCCAACACAGAAAGAAGCAGTCGGTGCAGTGATACCAAACTTAGCTCCACCAGATACGTTAGCTGTACATACCAAACTGATCGTAAACTTGTAGGTCTTGTAAGCCTCTACCGGAATACGGAAGTTGGTAATGTCAGCGAGAGTAGTGTTGCTCTGGGTGTGGGTGTACGCTGTTTCAAGGATAACGATGCGGCTCTTGTCAGCCAGAGCCTTACGAAGAATGGATTTCTCACGATTGGAAAACGGAGACTTGTTGATACGGGAAGTAGAACTCATAGGAATATCCTCCAGTTTGGATTACACCTGTTAGGTGCTAGGTGACAAATGCTTGTCTTTATGGCTCTCACTTCGTTCGAGCTGGTACATAGTAGTTAGCTCTTACTTTGTGCTAGCTTCTTTAAGCGAGGACGTGGGAATTCGTCCTCGGGGATTATAGTCGATAGTTCGTCGAACACAGTCATCAAGGGGACGGCAGCTACCGTTGCGATACACGTAGTTATCCCTGTGTTAGAAGTAGTCATCACCTCTTCATCACACACGAAACGGAAGACGGTGTTACGCCTCTTTTCCTCCAGTTTGAGGTTAGCAAAGATAACAAAGGGTATCTCACACGCTTGGCCTTTTCGTTTAGCTCGAAGTCGAAACAGCTTGTACAGATATCGCATGTGGTACTTCTGATCGAACTTCTTGTACTTCAGACGCTTCCTCATGTAGTGCTTGCTTCCGCGAGCGCAGCTTTTATTCTTGCTAGCTATCCTTCTCTCTTCCTCTTTCAACACCTTCTTAGCGAGCCGTCGTTTAATCTTGTTTACGTTGGAATCCGCTGGAACAGACGCTAAGATACGACGAGCCTCCAGCACGTTGTCACATACTATTGGATTCCGAACTGGGTGCAACTCTCTAAGGGACTCAAGTACACTATCGCAACTACTCACGGATGAGTGATAAGAGTTGTCTGTCATACGTATGGTCCTGTGTCAAGTATACTTTACATGAATGCTAACTTAATTGACATTATAGACGGGCTTCGAAAAAAGACACCCCCGGCAGGCTCTGTAGAAATTTTGACTAAAGCATCGTGGGGGCTACGCTACTATGGGACCCATGACTTCGACCGAAAGTGGTATCCCCCCGGCATCATATATTAGCACATTCTAATTTAGGTCTAACTCATTTGAGAATGATTCTCGTTCGTAACAGTTTGTGTCCTGGTGTCCTGGTGTGTCCTGGTGACGTGGTGTGTTAGCTGAGTAGTACAGTGGTACAGTACAGCAGTAGTTGTGTAGTGCTCTGGTGATGTGCTGAAGTGGTGCATTAGTTTGGTAGATGGGTACTAGTGTAGATGGTGGGGCTATTTCACACTACTTCGTGGGCTGTTGCGTAAAAGCCACAAAGAGGGTTCTTTTACTTTCCGACGAACGGTAGGCGTAGAGCCCAGGTTGTGCTATGCTTGCATCTAGTCTTATAGGTGCGAATGGGCTTTAGCTTTGCACTCTGGACGGAATCCCATCTGAGTTTGCATGCGAACGCAGCGAGCATCCTGCACACTAACTGAGAGCATCCGCCATGCGCATCAACCACTATCCGTTCCACAAGAGCTACACTGCTGAGGCTGTCAAGCCTTTGGCTGTTAAGCGTGCAGGCTGTCCTCTCTTTGTTGTCGTGCTACTCGTTGCAGGCTTAGCTACTGTTACGCTCCACGTGCTTTGCGTTCTGCTCGGAATCGGTTAGAACTACCCGACGAATGGTAAGCAAAAGAGTCCCAGTTGTGTTAGCATAGCTTCACGGTAAAGCGAAACGCCTACCGGATAGCCCGAGGTATCGGGATGCTCTTTTCAAACTGAGTCCGTTTCCTTTTACAGTGTCTCCGCACTCTGTAGCGCTATGTTCGAGTCCGCATATCGTGGACGCATAGTGTTACAACCGTGCGGAGCACTAAACATGAACACCAATACCAACAATGAGGCTTATTTGATCCCGTCTGATTCCGTGCGTGAGTTCTCGATGGTCGATGCGGCAGTGTGCAATCGTGAGTTTGCGATCCATTGCGCACTCGCTCTTATCGACACTGATTCGATGTTCACCGCACAAGCGGATAACAAAAAGACAGCCACCGGAAGCCTGAGTGCGTACCTGTTTAACCGCATAGTGCGTGCAGACTTTCCGGTTAGCGCTCTGAGCGAATTCCGCGCAGTGGTGCTCGAATCGGCCAAATCTAACGGCATGCTGGTCCGTTACAAGCAGGACAAAAAGGGACGGGATACGAAGGAGCTTGCTGATCCGGAAGCACTCAAGAGCCTGTTTTCGATGTGCCGAAGCATTACGGCCAGCCCGTATCGGTCCGAGGCTTTGAAGGAGACTGGATTGCGCAAGGCTTATGACGCTTGCCGCAATCTCGAACAAGCTGCAAAGTTTCGCGAGGCATCCGAACGCGCCCAAAAAGAGCAGATGGAAGTAGCGAAGCGTCAACAGGAGCTTGCCGACGAGCAAGCGCAACAGGCCGAGACTGCCAAGGCTGACGCTATCCTTTCCGGTGACTACGCCAAGACTCTTGCGCAGCGTGTGACCGAAGCCCGCAAGGCGTATGAGGCTCAGGTGCAAGAGATCCGCGAGGAAGCCTATTGTCTCGATATCCTCGATGCACTTGACGCAGAGCTTGGGGAAACACTTACCGACGATACGGAAGCATTCGACGCGGAAGGTGAACGCGTGGCAGAACAAGTGTCCGGCATGCGAGCAGCGCTAAATGAGTTAAATTTGCATGCAAACGCAGAAATCTTGGCGAATACTGGCCCCACACAAGGATGCGTAACTGTCAGTGCTACCAAGAGTAGCAAAAAGAGGAAGAACGCAAAGGAGAGTGTAGCGGCCTGAGTTCGCACGGATGCTCATAAATTCGCATGCAAACTAAGGGAGAGGCAAACACCGTAGGTGCGACAGCGAGTGTAACGAGCGGGCGTGGAGGCACTGTAAAAGGGAACGGACTAACAACTAACCCACATAGGTGATCTATGACAGACAAAAGCTTACGCCAACGTCTACGTGATGCGGAAAAAGAGTTAGCCTTTCGGCGTGCCGCCGAACTCGCAGACAAGAGAGCGATATCCGAGAGCATCAAGGCCAGCCGTCTGTTTCGTGAAGGAAAAGCGAACGTAGTGAGGCACGGCAAAAGCAAGGCCAGGGCCCACATCAAAGATGATCGCAAGTCGGGAGAGGCTCATCTGGTGTGGTCACGTGTAAAGGCGGCTGATCTCGTATCGTCGTCGATCACGGGCGTGTATGTGCCGAGTTTCAAGCGGTAGGATTGCGCCGGCTTACGGCATCGGCCTCGCCTTCGGGTGGGGCTTTTGTCGTGCCTGTTGTTTTTTCGCAACAAGTCCAGGACGCCAGATCGTGGATAGTCAAGGCAATCTGTAGATTTGCACGGATGCTCATAAATTCGCATGCAAACTTACAAAAACCCAATTCGAAACGACGAACAACGTGAGGAGTGAGAATCATGAACAAGAACAACGCTAAGGATTATCTGCCACTCGTTCAGGCGCTGGTGGAAGGGAAGACGGTTCAGATGGATAGCGGAGTAAGCTTCGGCCCAAGTCGGTGGATAGATGCTACAGGAGAGCTATCATTTTTTAACGATGCTTCCCAGTATCGCGTTAAGCCGGAGCCCCTTACTGTGTGGGTGAACCTGAAGATGAGGCACACGAATACGATTTTTGATAGAGGAGCGTACCTGGGCTGACACTCCGTTTCGTACAATCCCCATACTAAAAGAAGCTACGGACGACATGTACTCCCTCAATTCTTGGGGTAGGTGGCACAATCTATATGGATTTGCTGTAGAGGTAGAGGAGAGCAGCACCGTGTAACGAGCGAGGTAGCAATGCGGAAAATTGAAGAAGATCTGATACGAGCAATCAAACATGGATGGGCATTCCGTAAGGGAAACACAGCTTTCGATGGAACATTTGTGAGTTTGCATGCAAATCGAATAGCGAAGTTTGAGGGAACGCGTCTCGTTGCCATTAACTTTTGCGGATGGAATACAAGGACTACGAAAAGTAGGTTATGGGCTCTACGGATAGGTCTTGATGTAAGTATAGGGTACGATAAATACGGCCAGCTTCTTATGGTGTGCAAAAAGGATGGGTGGGTAGACATACAGGAGACAACATGATCGAAACAATGTACCTCATTGGCGCCTTTGGTGTATTCCTTGGCGTCATTCTTTCTAATGGATCTATCGTGGAGGGTTTAGTGGGAGCAGCTGTTTGGCCTGTGACAATTTTGCTTTGGATCAAAGGGGGAATGAAGTGATGAAAGAGATTCTGTATCACGTTTACACAGCACGAGGAGCGCGAGTAACCATAGTGCCTGTCGGATATCACGAGGTCTACTTGATGCAACTTCGTCTGATGATGTCTGATAACAAGGCTTTGCACGGATCACGGCTGAAAGCTTGTGGCTTTGTTTACATCTAACACCCCTCTCAATTATTTAGGAGCTACTTCATGTCTGTCTTTTCCTCGTTGAATTCCGTTTCCATCGCTGGTCTGGGCCGTCAAGTTTCGCTGGCTCTCAAGGGTCCGACCACATTGATTGTTTCCGGTCCTGGCGGTTGCGGCAAGACCCAGATCATCAAGCAAATCTGCCGTCAGTCTGGGCGCCCTTACGTCTATATCAATGCAGCCACTCGTACCGTAGAATCTGTCGGCGGCTTCGTAATGCCCACTGGTGATGCCACTTGTGGGCAAGTTGTCCCACGTTTCTGGTTCGATCTGCCCGAAGACACCATCATTCACTTGGACGAGCTGGACAAGACCGCTCACCGCGACCAGAGTATGTATCTGGAGATTGTGGATACCAAGTCTATCGACGGGCGTACAATTCCGAAGGGCTGCCAGTTCATTATCACAGCGAATCGCTCAATCGACCGAGGTGGTTCCAACGGGCTGAATCCGTTGTTTGGTAATCGCTCACGTGCTGTGGAGTTTCTGCCCGATCCGACCGAAGTGCTTGAGTATTTTCGTAGTGAGGGTGTGCATTACTACATCACCACATATCTGTTGGAAAATCCTGGTGATACGAATGATTACCGGCCTGATCGGCTAATCAACAACACCTCTCGCTCGTGGATGAATCTGTCTCACGATCTGCATATGCTTGGTGACGATGCTCCTATCCGAGATATTCAGGTGCTTGTAGCTTCCTATGTGCCCCAAGAAATCACACAGCGCATGGTGATTTATGCGGAGATGCGTGATAAGCTGGTGCCATACGAAGATGTGTTGCGTGATCCGACCAAGGCAAAGCTGCCGGGCAAGGACGGAGACAAAGATGCCCGTGCGTTGCGCTGGTTGCAGATCTCGATGGTGGCTAGCCGAGCTTCCAGCGAGGCAAAGAACCGAGGCAAAGCGAAACTCGCTGTGTGGAAATATGCGGGGCGCTTTAACCCGGAATTTAAAGCGGCGGTGTTTTCGATGATGTTTGGTGGCGGCAATTTGCCCGCTGAGGTGATTGATAATCCCACTGTGTACAAAGAGATCATGGAATGGAAGACTGAGCGGGAACGTATCCTCGCTACTGGTAAGTGATCCCTCTCTACGTTCGCTGGCGCAAGGACGCGCCTTCTTTGAGTACACTCTATGTTCCTTAAGCCAATAACAAAAGAGCAGTATATCTCCTTAGCTAAGATGAAGATCCCAGTCTATGCGTGTGATCAAAACGATGAGGTGTTTGGTAACAAAGGTATCGATCATCTTAAAGAGTCCGATAGCGATTTAGAGTATTGGAAAGGTCACTCGGAAAATTACTTGCACTTCTACGCGATAGTGGATGACGAAGATGCCTAAAGTCAGACGTATTACTCCTGAGCAGTATCTGGAACTAGCTTCTATAGGACTTCCTATCTGGTCTGACAGCTGGTATATGCCAGCCAGCTGGTATGGAGGTGCTGCTGTAGGAGACGCCTACATGACCAACGTTTTGTACTATCTAATGGATGCCGAAAGTCAAGAGGAAGAAAGAGATAATGCGAAGAGGCAAGTAGAAGAGGGGACGTACAAAGACTACTTCACCTTGGTAGATGACTAGGAGAGCAGCGAGGTGAGTGGTGAACAGATATAAGCCGGTCACTTTAGAACAAGCTCAGGAACTACGTGCTCTTGAGTTTGACGTCTTCTTCAAGTACAATGGGCACTACCAAAAGGTTGTACTTCCCCTCTCTTTCTTCGTAGACATGCAGTTATATGTGAAGGTGTGTACAAAATGAGCAAAGTTCTCAGGCAGATATCGTATGAGCAAGCCAAGCAGTTGCGTGAACTAGATCTGCCTGTTTGTGGCACTGACACTTCTTCTGAAGGTGACTTTGATGGAGAAGCACTTAAGTGGGAGGAATACGTATCTGCTCGTTGTAAAGATCATGGATCTATTGGGGACATGTACCATCCCTTGCTCCGGCACTTTACGTTAGTGGAGGAGTCCGATGAAGATAATTAAACGTATTACTCCTAAGCAATTCATAGAGCTGGCATCACTTGGTATGCCGGTGTACTCCAGCGTTTCACGTGTCCATTTAGATTTGCTCTGGGTATTTAGCTCCGCCTTAGTGCGAGATAGAGAGCGAACACATTCAAATCAGTATGCGAGAACCTTTGAATACCTTTACACCCTCGTTGACGACGGAGAAGAATGATGGCTAACAAAATTGATGACGTACTTGGATCGGGTATGCTGTGGCTGAGTGACCGGGCTCGACATAAACCTCTTATCGGACTGTGCTTGCCGTGGTTACTCGGCTGTAAGATCGTTATCTCAGAACAGATCGGCACTGCCGGTACTGACGGCGTTACTCTTTGGATTGCGCCCAAATGGTTTGAGTCTTTGACAACTGAGGCTCGCGCCTTTGTGTTGTGCCACGAAGCGTTGCATGGATTGTTCCGCCACAGCGCGCAGATGAAAACTCTCGGTCCGTGCAAAGGTATTGGCGATGAGTTCAAGCACGGACACACGCATCGTAAAGCTAACGTAGCTATGGATGTGGTGATCAACCATCTGCTTGAAGCGGAATTCGGCACACGACCCCTTCGTCCAATGGGTGTTTACATTGATACCGTGCAGGAAGACGGTACTCCGTTGGTGCGCGACAACAAATCATTCTCAGTTGACGACAACGCTGATTGGTACTGGGTGTTCCAACGTCTGTCTGATCCTCCGAAGAACAGCTGTAAAGGATTCGGCGATGGATCCGATGTGATGGCTGGTGACGAAGCTACGGAAGCTGAAGCTGAGATGGCAGCTGGCCGTGCTGTTGCGTCGGCTGCTTCTATGGCTAAGCACAGTAGCTACGGCAACCTGCCGGGATGGTTGGAACGTCTGTACAAACGTGTCGCGGATGCTCGTGTCAACTGGAAGCAAGAGCTTCAAGATTGGCACAACGGAAACAGCCCGGTTGATTATTCGTTCAAGAAATTCAAACGTCCGTACTTCTTTGACCGCATCGGCATTCCTACTGTCTCCCGTCCGGGTATCGGCCCGATTGCTGTGTTCGTAGACACATCTGGCTCTGTCACAGAAGAGATGTTGAGTGAGATCGGTTCTGAGTTGCACGGAATCTGGAGTGCATGTCGTCCTGAATGTATCCACATCGCTTACGTAGATGCCCATGTGGCTGGAGAGCAGACAATCCTACCGGATGATGAGTTCAAGCTGATTCCCAAAGGAGGTGGTGGCACAGACTTCCGCCCAGCCTTCAAGTGGGTAGAGGACAAAGGCTTTGATATCGAGCTGGCTATCTACATCACGGATGGCTACGGCTCTCACGCATCCGAGCCTCCTCCATACCCGGTGTTGTGGGTTGTGCTGAAAGGCGGCGCTGCTAACGAAACCTTCCCGTTTGGTAAAGTGATACGGATTGAGTGATATGGAAGATAAAGATATGATTAACCAAGCTATTATGTTTAAGGATAGATTTGGTATAGCGCACGAAGTACCAAAGGATCAGCTTAAGAAAATCTCAAACAAGATGGCGTGTAGTTTGTGGTCTATGGGCATTCCAGTCTGTTACCGAGATGACAATAGGTATATAGTAGCTTGCGGTATTAATCCATTCTCTCGTCCAAATAAAATCTTCTACGCTTGGATTGATGAAGAGAGCAGCACCAGCTGCGACAGCGAGTAAAGCGAGCGAGAGGAGAGCAACATGCCGACACATCTGAAACAGATAACTCGTGAACAGTGGTTAGAGCTTAAGTCTGTTGGCGTAGTGTGCTTTGGTACAACGAGCAGTCTAGCTACAATCTATAGCAACACTTCCGAAGAGGCTTGGGGACGCTGGCACAGGATGGAACTTGACTACCTAGACGTGTCCTGGACGTACTACTTCGCTGTCGTAGAAAGCGAGGAGAGCACCGGAGGTGCGACAGTGAACGTAGTGAGCACATCGAGCGGGGCGAGCCAGGAGATCGGAGATGTGGAAGCAGATAACTGAAGATAAATTCATAGAGCTGCACGCACTTGGCTTGTGTGTTTCTCACGACTTCAAGTGCGGAGAAGATGGATCGTTCGAACGTCCGCCGCAGCTTGCTAGATTTCTTGAACTTCAGGCTGATTGCTACGAAGAATATCTACGTAGAAAGACTAGGAAAAGCTACTACGGGCTGAGGTTTTACGTTAAGGTAGAAGACGAGGAGAGCGATGAAGCTTAGAAAGATAGACAAAGATCAGTATCTACAGCTAAGATCTATAGGAATCCCAGCCACTTACACCCACCCTCATTGGAACGAGGGAATTGAATACCTTAAGAAAGAGCTTAGTGGAGACGCCTGGAAGGACTTTGACTTATCCGTGGCAATTGGAAATGGATTTCGTATAGAACAGATTGTGTTTTACACTGGTGTTGACGACGAGCTGGAGGATGACAGTGAAGATTAGACGAATAACCAAGCAGCAGTATATTGATCTAGCTAAGCTGAAGCTTCCTGTATATTCCTCCGCAGTCATACTTCCAGAGCGAAGTTTATTGGACAGACTTACTAATAAAAACACCCAGCTATTTGAGCACAAGAACTGTGAGCAAGAAGCTAGTAAATCCACACACTTTCACACTCTTGTTGACGAGGAGTAAGCACTTATGAGAGTAGTGTGCCACGTATGTGGAGGTGGGCGTACCGGAGAGAGGAGTTGTGATCTGTTCGAAGTAGATGGCGGTGTTGTAATGTACCGCTGCTATCGTGCATCTTGTCCACGTCCTAGTGGTATATACAGTGGCACGGTGCTTGACATAGCCGAGCGCAAGCGAGTACAATTACCATCTATCCGATCTCTTACAGTTCCCCAACGTCGTTGGTTAGCATGCAAATTTAGACTCACTGATAAGGATCTAGCACGCCTTCGTCCTATGTACACAGACACTCAGCGATACTGGTATCCGGTATTCGATGACGATGGCGATCAGGTAGGAGGAGTAGCCAGGAGTTACACGAGCAAGCCAAAGAGCTTGACATACACGGACGGAAACGATCACGTCGGATCTTGGTACGGATCCGCTAGCAGTTGTCTGTGGATTGTCGAAGATCAAGTGTCGGCTTGCAAACTCAGCGAGTATACGCAAGTGGTGGCTCTGCTTGGTTGTCGTATTCCTACTGGCCTTGTTCCGAAACTGCGAGGGCGTTCAATCAAGCTGGCGTTAGATGCTGACGCTCTTGGTAAAGCAGTAGAGATATCACAACGTCTGCAATCAGCTGGTCTTGTGGTGGAAGTTGTAGCTTTGTCCACAGATATCAAAGATATGCACCACGACGAGATAGAATCTTTAGTAGGAGCACACTGATGCACGTAGTCATGTGGAGAAAGACGGCTGCTTCGAACTGCGAATGGTCTGTGTATAAAAGGTACAGCACAAAGAGGGCTGCTCTGAACGCTGTAGAACAGCTGTCTAGAAAGTGGAACAGCTCTGGCAGTAGGCACATAGACAAAGCTACCTACGTACACCATGAGTTTAAGTATGAGTGTGTGGGAGTATAGCTATGCCTGAACTCAGGATCATTACAGAGCAACAGTTCCGAGAGCTTAGTTCTTGTGGTGTACAAGTAGCTTGGGACTACTCTCCTTTCTTTAAATACAAGACGATAATAAAAGCGCTGTCTGATGGTAAAGGGGATAGTGTCGAGAGTCTAGATAATTTTAGACAAAACACCACGGGCTACAGCTGCAGATTCTGGGCTCTTGTGGAGGAGTGAGATGACGAAGCTTAAGAAAATATCTAAACAACAGTATCTAGAATTAGGCAAGCTTGGTCTTCCTATTCTAGCCACGTACGATAGTCAAAAGAATAAAACAGAATGGATACTTTACAGGCTTACGAATGATATTTCACAAGAACAGGAAAGGCACTGGTACAAACATAACGCTACTATAAATGCGAACTATTCCTTCTTCACCTTGGTAGATGACGACTGTGTCGAAACAATAACTCCGGAGTAACGAATGAATCCACAATTCCTAGCAAGTATGTGTGTAAACCGATCTATCTTCGAAGCTATTGAACCAGCTTTGAAAGACCTTGACCCCGTCACAGCTGCTGTGTTAAGTGCTATCAGTGAGTACTACAAGCGAGATGGGTCTGCTATGTTTGTGGACTTGGACGTGTTGCAAGCTCTGGTCATAGCTGGTATGCCCAACGTAAAGCACCAGAACGAAGCACGTTCAATTATTGAATGCATCCGAGACTTAGTACCCGTCGTGAGCACGGCGAACGTAGCGGCTGTTGTACGTGAGTGGAAGAAGAATCAACTTGGATCTTCAATTGCAGCTAAGCTAGCCTCTTCGAATCACGGAGAAGTGACAGAGTTGATGGAGCAATATCTAAATGCTGTTGACTCTGTTGAACTTGACCGCGAGCCGGAGTTAGAAGAGATTCTTGAGCATCTGGTTAACCCAAAGAATGCTCTGCCTATTGGTCCGAAGAAGTTCAATGAGATGTTAGACGGAGGCGCGCATCCCGAGAATCACATCGGTATCTTTGGGCGTAGCAACGCAGGTAAATCTCTGTTTGCAATTGACGTACATTGTCGGCTAGCGCGACTCGGTAAGCGCGGGATCTACTTCGAGAACGAGGACAACACAAACTCTACACGCCTTCGCTTCTACTCGAATCTGAGCGGGATGACTAAGCATGAGATAGCGGAACGCCCAGGTGTTGCTAAGAAGAAAGCGTTTGCTGCTGGCTATGACAACGTGCGAGTGCAAGCTCTGACTCCCGGATCGGTCGGAGAGATCCGACAAGCTATCAAGAAGTGGAAGCCGGAGTTTATTGTAGTCAACCAAGTGCGCAACATCCACGTAGGAGGAGTGTCTGGGATGGTAGAGAAGCTGGAACGAGTGGCTTCCTCTATGCGTAACGTAGCAAAGCACGAGGGCATCACGTCGTTCTCAGTTACACAGGCCGGTGACAGTGCTACCAACAAACGTGTGTTGGATCAGAGTGATATCGACAACAGCAAGACAGGATTCCCCGGACAGCTTGACGCTCTTATCGGTGTTGGTGTAGACTCTGACCTTGAGCAACGCAACAAGCGGTGCCTGTCACTCCCGAAAAACAAATTGGGAGGCGACACGGGGGACTGTATTGTCAGTATTAACAAGCACTTAAGTAAGATTGAGGACGAGTGACATGACTCGTGAAGAGGCTCACACCCAGTCACAGATATTTTCTGATAGGTTTGGAGATGTATACGAGGTTCCTATGGAAGAAGCAGTGTCAATACCTGTAAAGAAAGCACAGGAGCTTTGGTCAATAGGCATACCCATTCTGGTTCGCACTGTATATAACAGGAGCACTCCTGTAGTATCTACGTGGGCAGATCCATTTAGCACTCATATAGATCTAGAGTGGTTTGCTTGGGTGGAGAAGCAGAATGACTGAGAATGAGATACTTGAGATAGCTAAATCACAATCAGCTCGATTTGGTGATGACCGACTTGTCCCTCGTGGTGAGCTACGTCCCATAAACAGGGGCATGGCTAAAGAACTGTACTCTCTTGGTATACCCATATGCTTTGATCAAGAAGACGAGTACATTGTGGCTACCTACAGCAATCCATTTGAGGATATCTACGACTGGTATGCTTGGGTAGAAGAGGACAGCGAGCGTAGTGAGCACAGTGAAGGGACCGAGCGAGGTGGGACGTGACTAAGGTAGTCAGAGAAATAACTAAGAAGGAGTTCAAAGAGTTGGGTTCTCTTGGAATTCCGGTTAAGTTTGACTACGGCTCTGACGCAATAGACTTCTACAGTTTGGACTTTGTATCGTGGTTATTTGAAGATGGATCTACGGACTCTTATGAAGAGTTTGTACGATTTAGTACACGGCAGAGCGGTATGTGCAAGTACAAGTTCTACACTTTGGTGGAGGTGGAAGATGGCTAGAGTATTCAAAGAGATAACCGAAGAACAGTACCTATCTCTTGGTGATATAGGAATAAAGGTAGCCTTTGATTGGGCGGGAGGTGGATGGAGCTTTACTCCTATGGAAGATCTACTTAAACTAACTGACGAGTCCTTTATATGGCGCAGAGAATACTACCACGCATCTAAAGCTAACGGAAGACAATTAGTGTTCTACGTGGCGGTGGATCAGGAGGAAGACTGTGGCGATCAATCTAACTGAGATAGACGAAGAGAAGTTCCTGGCTCTTGCGAGCTGTGGGTTGCAGGTTGTTTGGGATCTACAAAGAGATGGTATGCCATTCTGGGCAAAGGATAAATTGATATCTCGTATCTTTGTGGATAGATCTAATCAAAGTCTACTAGAAGTAGATCGTTATAAAGATAACAAGCGCCACTGCGGAAGAGATACTGATTACAAATTCTACGCTGTAGTTGACAAGGAGAGCAGCCTGTGAAAGTTAAAGAGATAACCAAGCAGCAATACTTAGACTTCGCTGAACTAGGTATGCCGATCTGGTCGTTTGAGCGCTCCGATGAATCCAACCTTCTACACGCATTACAAGATATAGAGGCACAGTATTTTGAGCGAATACTTGCTGTCAAATACTCTAGCCGCTACGAAAACTTTGTAACTCTTGTTGAGGACGACTCCGATGAAAGTTAAACACATATCATCCCAACAGTATCTAGACCTAGCAGCTCTAGGTATGCCAGTATGGTCATTTGAATCAGCCTATGAGTCTAACCTTCTACGCGTACTATCAAATGCAGAGGCACAGCGTGTGGAGAGAGACGATGCTGTTATATTATCTAAGTGCTACGAAAACTTCGTAACTCTAGTGGACGATGATTCCGATGATAGCTAACCCAGATCCACGTATCTACCTCAGTCCTAACTACCTCGTGCTGGACTTCGAGACAACAGGCCACGCTCGTGATCCGAACGCTGACATTGTTCTGGCTTGTTGGACAGAGAGCAAAACCTGCGTAGAACGAACGGAGAGCAATCGTAGCCCCGACCTGCTACTACCCTACAGCCCTACCATCCACAAGTGTGCTGCTGACGTTTCTAGGCGGTTTCAGAGGGAGTGGGGAAGCTGTGTCTCACTTGCTCTCCTTCGTAGAGCTATCGAAGCTGCTGACTTTGTGGTTGCTCACAACGTAAAGTTCGAAGCGGGATGGTTGCTTCGGATGGGAGTTGACGTTCGCAAGATCACGTTCTACGACACGATGCTGTGTGAGTGGGTGTTCTTTGCCGGACTGCCAGCTAAGAAAGGACGGCTGTCATTGGATGGATGTGCTCGCCGCTATTCAGTAGGGGTTAAGGGTTCGTGGTGTAAAATGCTTCTAACTAAAGAAGTATCTACTAAGGACATACCAAAGAAAGAGCTTCTTACATACTGTTTAGAAGATGTGTCTTTAACAGAAGCTCTCTTTAAGAAGCAAAAGCAAAAGCTCTTAGAGCTAGAAGCAAAAGCTAAAGAAGAAGAAGCAAAGAAAGATCAAGAGCAGAATCAAAAGAATAAGCTTAAAGAGCAGAAGCAAGAGCAAAAGCCCGAAGGGAATATATATAAAAAAGCTTCTTGCTCTTGCTCTCAGAGCTTACGCTCTTCGAGCTGTTGCTTTAACTCTGTAGGACTTCATAATATTGTATACAGTAGAAGCATGCTAGCACCTGTTCTAGCGGACATAGAGTTAAGAGGATTACAGCTAGACAAACTTAAAGTTCAGACGTTGTACTCTGAGCAAATAGCGAAGCGCCAAGCGCTGAGCGAGAAGCTGTACACTCTGACTGGAGGCATTAACCTTGGCTCTGACAAACAGAAAGCTACTTACCTCTTCGATGTTCTGAAGTTCCCAAGTGAGGGCGTAGCCCGAACGAAGGGTAATAAACAATCTACGTCCCTCGATACGATCCGCTCTTTAAAAGCTACCACTGAGGAGCAAAAGCAATTTCAGACAATGTATCTTGAGTACAACGATCTGGATTCTAGTATCTCTAAGTATCTGGAATTGTTCGAAGGGATATGTTCTGAGCGAAATGGTTTACTGCTCGGAGAACTGAATCAAGGAAGAGTGTCTACTCATCGTTTATCTTCAAGTGGTGTTCCGTTTAAAGCTACGGGTTGGAAGAAGCCACGAAGTGCCCAGTTTCAGAATCTACCACGTGAATTTAAGAAGCTGTTCGTTGCTAAGAATAAAGGATGGTTAATCGGTGAGTGTGATGGGTCTCAGCTTGAATTCCGAGTAGCAGCTGGTATATCTGGAGATGAAGTAGCAATTAAAGAGATATGTGATCTAGTTGACATTCACTCTGTCACTGCTTCTGTATTAGGTGTATCGCGACAAGATGCTAAATCTCGGTGTGTCCCTATGCACTCAGAGATTTTGACCCAGAATGGGTGGAAGACGTATGACACCCTTAATTTGGATGACAAGGTAGCGCAATACTGCTCTTCCACAAAGGCAATTGTGTGGGGAGATGTTTACGAGAAAGTGAAGTATGAGAATCAACCTGTCACACGTGCTTCTACTAAGCACAACTGGCAGTTGGAAGCTACTTCAAACCACAGGTGGTACGGGTTCCGTAGGAAAGAGATTGCCGGAGGTAAACGAGTATTCGAAGATTGTGAGTTTACTTTTGATTCCTTGTCTACCGAGCATCGCTTTATATGTTCGGCTCCTGCTAAGTTTCAGACCAGTAACGGATGCTCTCCAGAAGCAGCATCTTTTATAGGATGGGTTATTTCAGATGGACACTATAAGTTTGCACCTTTAACAAAGCGTCGATCACAGGGTAAGCAAGGACAGCGTAGGGCACATACGTGTTCCATTATTCAGAAGAAATACAAACTAGAAGTACAAGAGATGCTATCTTCTTTGGGGATAGTGTGCCATGAAAGTATGGATGAAAATGGAGTTTCTAGGTGGAGAGTAGGAAGGGATAGTTTCAGGAAAGTTATGGCAAAAGCAGGGCTTACTCCAGAGGAAATGGAATCTAACCTAGTTCTATGGGTACTAGGGCTCAGCCCGGAGGCACGCAAGAGTTTCTTAAAAGCATGTCTGCTAGCAGAGGGGAGCATTAGGAAGTATGGAGAAAGCAGGTTGTCACAGAACGAAGGTCACAGAAACGATGCTATGGTATTGGCTGGATACTTAGAAGGACATGATGTTCGTACAGTCATTAGGAAAAAGGAGATGAATCCTATGGCTAACTTCGATAATCACATCACTACCTTTAGAAAGAAAGCCCATGTGACTTGTCAGAATCTCCGTTTAGAATGTGCTGGTAAACAAGATGTATGGTGCCCTCGCACAGAGTATGGATCTTGGGTCATGCGTCAGGGAAAGGTTATCTCCATCACTGGAAATACCTTCTCTCCGTTGTATGGTGGCAACGGTAAGACAAAAGCAGAGCGTAAGTATTGTCAGTTCTTTCGTGATAAGTACAAAAAGATAAGCTCCACTCAGAAACGCTGGGCTCTTGACGTTGTTAGTTCGCATGCAAAAGAACTGACGTTGCCATACGGAATTACGTATCACTTCCCTGAAGCTCGTATGCAAGCTGACGGATATATCGTTGGCACTACAAACATCTACAACTTTCCGATTCAAGGGCTCGCTACCGCTGAGTGTATCCCGATTGCTCTGACGTACATGTGGCATCGCCTACCTGAATCTGGGATTGAGATTGTGAACACCGTACATGACTCTATCATTGCTGAGGTACGACCAGACATGGTAGAGGTTTGGAAAGCGTTGTGTATCGAAGCAATGACGTTTGCTGTGTACCGGATACTTGAAAGTCTTTATCACTACAAATTGGAGGTACCTCTTGGGATCGGAACAAAGATTGGAAACTACTGGGGCGACGGGATCGAACAGACTTTTCAGGTTGATAACAGCATTCTGTACGAGGTTGTTAAAGACTCATCCGGAACGAAGGTACGTGTCCCTGTACAAAGCCCTAGCTCTTAAGTCTATTGGAGTAGAGGTGTGGATGGAATCCACTAAAGGGGAGTGTCACTTATTTGACGAGAACTCTTTTCTTTTAGACGATAAGTGGTCCGCTACATTCGTTGGAGTAGATAGTGATGTGGAAGCAGATAACTGAGCAGCAGTTCAAAGAGCTTCTAGGTATCGGGATTATTTGCAGATATTGGTACAAGCCTACCGGAGGAAGCGAGCATCCAGACTTCGACTTTTTAGATAGTTGTCCTAGCTCAGCTGAGTGGGAGCTTAAAGAGTTCCAAAAAGACTTTGAAATCAAAGTTGATTCTACTTTTACTTTCTGGACAAAGACGGAGGACTGTTGTGAAGAAGCTTAAAGAGATATCCAAAGAACAGTTCTTAGAGTTAGCAAGCGTAGGAGCTACGGTGATATACGATCACTCTTCTCATTCTGGAGCATATAACTATTCATATGACTCTCACGATACGTTGTTAAGTACTGCCGAGTCTAATCGGTTTGGAAAGGAAAGTGACTTTAGAACAGCTAAGGAGTTTCTATCTACTCTTTGGAATGGTAGAGAAGGTGCTATTGAGTTCAAGTTCTTTGCTCTAGTGGACGCGGATAGCAGCGCTAGCTGCGACAGCGAGTGTGACGAGAGGGCGGAGTAGAAACATGTCAACTATCAGACGGATCACAAGGCAACAGTATATAGACTTAGGACGTGTAGGTATTCCTGTATATGCCTGTAGCTTTGATTTAGCAGACGAAAAAATCTCTAGGAATTATCTCCTATCTTTGTTTATAGACGATAAGAAAAGAGATAGGGAGGCAAGGCATCACTTTGTTGAGGATGGAACTTACTTGGCAAAATTCTTTTATACTCTGGTAGAAGATTCTGAATGAAGACTTCAACTAAAGCACCAACAAAGGAGCAGATACGAAGATGGAATGATCTTCAAGCAATAGGATGCGTAGCTACGTTGTTACGTACTGGAGTTATAGGTACACCTGGAGATGTTCACCATCTACTGAGTGGCGGAAAAAGAATGGGACATGACTTTACAATAGTCCTGCATCCGTGGTATCATAGAGGATGTGATTTACACCAGCTCGGAATCGAACAATGTCGTAAGCTATTCGGACCAAGCCTAGCCTTACACAAGAAGGAGTTCATCGAAGAGTTTGGAGACGAGATGTATCTGTTAGAAGTAAGCAATCAGTTGTTAACCAAATACCGAAACACAATCAATAGCTCCGGCTCACATAGTGAGCAATTTAGGAGCGATCAATTCGAGGATACCGAGAATCATGTCAAATGCTAAGACTGTTGAATCTGTGATGGTGCAAGGTGATATCTACCACGCTAGCTTCTGGCAAGTTAATGAGCTGAGCAACAAGTATCAGTTTGATCTTTGCAACCTGAGCGAAGCGGCTTGTGAAGCTCTGTCTAACTTGGGTATCGAGATCAAGACCAAAGATACCAAGCCAGAGAAAGGTGCTTTCATCACGTTGAAGAGTGCTAACTTCCCGTTCACTGTTGTAGATATGGACGGAGTTGGTGTTGATCCTGAGACTCGTGTCGGCAACGGTACTCGTGCCAAGATGCGAATCAGTGCATACAACTGGAAGTTCAAGAACAAGGCGGGTATCTCCCCACAGACCAATCGAGTTATCATCACAAGCTTGGTTGAGTACAATCCAGAAGGCGGTGACTTGGACGAGGAGGCTGTGTGAGTAAACCCTCTGGTTACGTGGAGTTAGATAGTTCTTTCTTACTCCCTCACCTTCAGAAATTTTACCAGTACGTAATTGATGAGATAGGCAAGGAGTGGGATAAAGCTAGAGAAGAGGTGCGTTTATACAGAGCGCTATCTTGGACCAAGAGGCTGTTCTATACACTTACATATATGGACGAGTGGAGTGAGGATTACACACGGGAAGAGTGGCAGGGAATTAGAGGAGAAGAGCAGCGTACTACTATTCAAAGGCTAATCTCAGCGTGCAAGCTATCAAACAAAGTGTTAGTTAATGTTGACAAATTACGAACGATAGGACTTAGTGATTATCATGGCTAATGTAAACGGTGTTATCGAGCAGGTGCAATCACGACAGCACGGCTCAGTTACGATGTACAATATCACAGTTGACGGAAAGACATACGGCTGTGGTCCAATCAAACCACGATTCAAAGAAGGGGATCGCGTTCAGTTTGACGTAGAGCAACGAGGTATGTTTCAGAACGTGGTGATCAAGACGTTGAAGGAGTATGAGTTGCAAGACAAATCAAAGGAAGAAGATTGGGACGAAGTTCCTAAGATTACTAGGCCGATCCCTCTAGCACAAGTGCGTCCACCAACTACACAGTCAGTAAAGCAACCCAGCCCAGCTTCTGCTCCTATGGGCAAGGATGACTTCTGGAAACGAAAGGAAGACCGAGACGTAGCCAAGGAAGAGGCTTATGTAGCTCGCGAAGCCGAGCGTCAGAAGGCTATCAACTTCGACTCCGCTCGTAAAGCTGCTATGGAATACGTAGGTCTGCTGCGTAGCTGTCTTGGAGAAAGCTTCTGGATCAAGAAGAGTATGAAGCCAGGAGAACAGATGGATTATGTCCGCACTTTAGTAGAGGATCGTACACGTGAGTTCTACCAACAAGCCATTGAGCGTGAGCGCTTCCTATCCAATTCGGCCGGGCCTGTTGCCGAGGACGGAGACGAGATCGTTGAGGGTGATAACTAAGGAGAGATACCTTGAACTACTGTCTTTGGGTATTGCTTGTGTTGCTACAACTAACGGGCATATCGAAGAAGGATATAACTACATAAAGGAGTTAGTAAGGGATAACTGGTCGGCAGAGTCTGAGCTAGAGTGGATAGAGGGAGAGCCTATGGACTGGGTAGATAGGTTTGATATCTTCTTGACTGTAGTGGAAGAGAGCAGCGAGTGCGACGAGCGATGAAGAAGTTTAAAGAGATCTCTGAGCAACAGTACCGAGAGATGCTTTCAATGGGAATGTTGGCTGTAGCTACCTCCTCCCATGACTACCTCATTCCAGCTACTTACTTACTAAGAGCTTTGGATGGATCTAGGTCGGTAGAGGATGAGCAGACATGGTTAGCAGGCTGGAGACCTTTCAGAGATAGAGATGACGTAGGACATCTGTACAATATATTCCTTGCAGTTATTGACGACGGAGAAGAGTGAGATGGAAGAAGATACTACGTTTGACTTGAGTGATATGTACCCACTGTTTGACAAACTGTCTCGAATCAACATGGAGAATAAAGAGTATGAGTAACGACAACAAGGGAGTAACTAAGGTCTGGTATCGCCACGATATCCCGAACAAATACACGATGGCTTACAGTGTGACTCCTCTTGAAGATCGTTTGAAGGTAGACATTGGGATTGCTCTTTGTAGCCCGAAGGACCAGTTCAGCCGACGTATGGGACGTAACGTATCTACTGGCCGTCTCGTCTATAAGTACGCTACTTACGGCAAGCACGAGTTGTTCTTGAGTGGCCGTATGCCTCAGTCTGGGTATGAGTGGCGTCAGCTGGAAGAGGCTGTTGTATCTACTCTCGGTCTTCCGAGTTCCCGAAAGCTTGGTCCGCTGCAACTGGGGGTGTTCGAATGACGGAGGTGGGGGAATATCTGCTGGCTCTTGGCTGCCAGCAGGTCGAAGGTGATCCTAGCCTATGGAAGTACAGTGCGTGGGAAGATCCCTATAAAGTAGTATTCTTTCGAGAAAAAGACACTATAAAAGAGACAGTGGAATGGTTAGTTAACTTATGCTGGGAGACCGCCTATGAAGCTGGATATGAAAGTGGATACGGATAACAAATGCGGAGTTATGTTTACTGAGACACCGGATGGTATCGAAATTGATCTGATCGGAATGGATAGCTTCCATCCCAACAACGCTACTCCTTCGCAGCAGCTGCTTGTGGCTGTGTTGATGTGGCTTAAGGAAGTGGATTCTGACGAGGAGAAGGGATGACAAATACATCAATCACACCGTGGTCAAGTGTAGGCTACCTAGTACAGAAGCGAACGTACAGCCGAAGGCTTATTGAAGACGATCCTGATTCACCTACTGAAGAATGGATTGACGTTTGCAATCGAGTAGTACGAGCTTGCCGAGAGCAGCTAGGTGTTGGATTTACAGCTGACGAAGAGGCACGTCTGTTCGATTACATCCTTACGTTGAAGGGCACAGTAGCTGGGCGCTTCCTATGGCAACTGGGCACCTCTACAGTGGATCGTCTCGGACTGCCTTCTCTACAGAACTGTGCATTTGTTACAGTAGATCATCCGATCCGTCCGTTTGTCTGGGCATTCGATATGCTCATGCTCGGGTCCGGAGTAGGATACAACATACAGAGGGAATATGTATATAAGCTCCCCCCAGTTGATCCTGAATACGTCCGACCTGTGCGGCAAGACAATGCATCGTCTGACTTCATTGTCTCAGATACTAGAGAAGGCTGGACTAAACTCCTCGAACATTGTCTCGGTACTGCATTCACAGGTTATGCAAGCCAAGCGAAGAGGGGATTTACGTACTCTACGCAACTTGTACGTGGAAAAGGCACCCCTATTAAGGGCTTTGGAGGAATCGCTAGCGGACCTGAAGACTTGTGTAGGGGAATTGAACTCATTGGTGGAATCCTTGAAAGCCGAGCAGGAAAGCAACTAAGGCCCATTGATTGTCTTGATATTATGAACATCCTTGGGATGGTGGTAGTTAGTGGTAACGTTCGTCGATCTGCTCAGATTGCCATCGGTGACTTTGATGACATTCAATATCTGAAAGCGAAGGACTGGAGTAGTGGTAGCATTCCAAACTGGCGTGCGTTCTCAAACAACAGCGTCGTTTGTAATGACTTCAAGCTTCTACCCCAAGCGTTCTGGGATACGTACAAAGGAGGCAGTGAGCCGTATGGATTTATCAATCTTAAACTCAGCCAGAGTTGTGGCAGGCTAGGAGAGACGCAGTACAAAGACAAGGCAGTGAGGGGATACAATCCGTAAACAAACATGCGGCTTCGAGAGGCGACTCTCGTAGAAAACCAGAATATCGGGGGAACTCCAGAACGGACAATCCCGACGCACGTATATGAAAACGGGCGCTAGAGACTGACAATGGATACTCCACATCTGGAGTATGTGATACAGTCCGAGCCTCATAGGAATATGAGGAGCTAGCAGAAATGACTAGCCGCTAGTACGACCCAAATAATTACGAGGGTACGACTAGTTAGTAGTCTGAGAAGATGAAAGTAACAGATTGGTGCAGAACAATCCCTTGCTGACTTTGAAACGTGTTGCTTAGCTGAGATCTTCCTGCCTAACATTGACTCTAAGGAAGAGTTTCTTGATGTAGCCAAGTTGTTGTACCGAGTAAATAAGCACAGCCTTAGTCTACCGTGCCACCACAAAGAGACAGAGGATATCGTACACAAGAACATGCGTATGGGTATCGGTATCACTGGTATCTTGCAATGCCCAGAGAAGCTTGAGTGGTGTGACTACGTGTACAAAGAGTTGAGGAAGTTTGACAAGGAGTACAGTAAGAAGAATGGATGGCCGGTATCTATCAAGCTGTCCACGTGTAAGCCCTCTGGAACACTGAGTCTACTCCCAGGAGTCACGTCTGGCATTCATCCAGCGTTTGCTCGTCACATGATCCGGCGTATCCGAATCAGTTCTAACAATCCTCTTGTAGAGACTTGCAAGAGCCACGGGTATCCGGTTGAGTATCAAAAGAACTTCGACGGTACGTTGGACTACAGCACGGTAGTAGTTGAGTTTCCGTTTGCGTACCCAGAAGGTACGATCTTAGCTGAGAACATGACAGCCATCGAACAACTGGAGTGGGTAAAGAAAGTACAGTCTGTGTGGAGTGATAACAGTGTTAGTTGCACCGTGTACTATACGCCAGAGGAACTTCCGCTGATACGTGAGTATCTGACAGCTAACTACAACAGTGTGTTCAAGAGCCTTAGCTTCTTGTTGCGAGAGAATCACGGATTCATACAAGCTCCGCTTGAAGCTATCACAGAAGAAGAGTATAATGAGCGCGTTGCTAGTTCTAGATTGATCTCAGGAATCAGTACCGCTGACTTTGATGGAGACAATGACTGTGCAGGAGGAGCTTGTCCGATACGATAAAAGAGTGTATACTGATAGGGTAATACTGGAGATGGCTCGCTCCTGCTCGAAATCCTTTGGGGAACTAGAGCAGGAGATTAAACGAGCTGTACACGAAAGCACCGAAGGTGCGAAAGCGAGTACAACGAGCGGGAGTGAGAACCATGATCTATCTGACTAAGCGTGGCAAGATGACAACTCGTAAGACCAATCGAGAAGTTCCGGTAGCTTCTATCGGCAACGAACAGTACGTCCGAGACGGACGAAGTAAGCCTGACGTTTGGGGAGTTCAACATATGAAGACGCACAAGCTGAAGAAGGTGTGTGCTACACGAGAGGAGGCGCGTATGTCCAATCTTCCGGGCCGTACTCGTGTCGTAGCTATCTGTCTCAATATGCACAACGGAGCAGAGGAGTAGTCACTATGGGATTTGTGTTCGGGATTGCAGTAGGAGCCGTGCTAACGTATGTATACCTTTCCTTTGTAATCAGTGGTGACGAGGACAACTAACATGAGATCTGCTTTAGAAGTTCTTAAGCAAGTGCAAGATTACGTTCAGTTTCTACAAGAAGAAGGAGAGTCAGATATACGTTATGTGCGTAACTACGTTCGTGGTATTCTGTGTGAGATTCTAAATGAGCAGATTCAGGAGGAGGCTGAAAAATGATCGAACTAAATGAACAAGTGCGCCGTGTTGTTTCTTCGGATGGGCATGAGGTACGTCTAACTGGAGTAAAGTCCGTAGATAATACAGGAAGCTTTGACAGGTTTGAATGTGAACAAGGCTATGTGCTGGTCAATCGTCAGAACGTGCTGGCGTACATCATAAAAGGAAATAAGGTATGCTGACTGCGTACAATGTCTATGTTGGTAAATACTGGGACGGACAGTGGTTTACAGCTGTGAGAGACAAGGCTCAGCCGTACAGCTTCTCTAAGTACCAGCCACTCAACACTGTTTTAGTGAGGATCAAGTTGTAGTCCTTTCTTATCCCGGTAGCTCAATCGGATAGAGCACCAGCCTTCTAAGCTGGGAGTTGAAGGTTCGAGTCCTTTCCGGGGTGCCACACCACACGGATGAAACCAGTACGTCGAGTAGATGTACCTTTGAGGCAAGGACGCCTCTCTTTTTATCGACCAACAATCTAACGGAGAAGTACAAACATGAGTATGAGTGAAACTAAAGACAGTTTGTTTGATGATATCTTGCACTATCGCAGCGTCTTGATTCAGTCGTGCAAAGACTATCAAGCTATGACAGGTATCCCCGTATTTGAATTGATTGGAGTCACGTTCACTAGCCCTACTCCTGCACCTATTCCAGCTGGTGAGTTCGTGATCGTAGATGACGATGGTATTGCAACTGTCCCGAAGCTGGATGCTCTTCGAAAGGAAATCGAAGCAAAGGATACGACCAAGCGTGTTGCACCTAACATCTTCGGTAGCAATGTGTATGCTATCCTTCCGGCAGTAGAGGCTATTCGAAAGGAAGCTGAGGCTGAGCAAGATCCAGCACGTAAAGCTGAGTTGTTCAAACGCGCTCTGTTCCTTGAATGTGAGATCGACAACTTCTCATTCGGGTTTGATCTCGATCCGTACCGAGCCAATCTATTCGAACACTGGGAACAGACGAACGTCAACGGATATCCTCGTATGCATAAGACAGGCACCTCTCGTCCGGAAGTGCGTATCGCTCCGAAGAAAGCTAAGACGGTAGACGATGTTGTTCAGTGGTTCCGAGAACGAGCCGAGCGCCAGCTGATTCAAGAGGCTATCGTAAGTCAAGCCGGTCCTCCGGTATTTGGACGTAAAAGTAATTAAGTAGTACCAATTCGACCCAAGGGAGAATCACCGAGCGCCGCGCGGGTATGGTATAGTGGTTGTGCCCCAGCCTTCCAAGCTGGAGACGTGAGTTCAATTCTCACTGCCCGCTTAACACATAAAGGAAAGTAGATGGATAAGCTATCTGAGTACGCAGAGTTAGAAAGAGAAATGTTTCGTCTGAGGTCAATAGGAGATGTAGCAGGGGAGGAAGGCATTATGGATCAGATGGATGTTATATGGTACTCTATGAAGGAAGAGGAACTGAGAAAATTACGGGAGCAATTGTGTGATAACAAAGAGACTCATCCCTATTGATTCCGTAGAGAAAGTAAAGGATCTGATATCTATTGGAGCTACGATACACTGGGGAGATTGGAAGCGTCTCCAGGAAATTTATCCTAGTGCTCCGACGTTAGCAGATCTAACAATCACAGACTTTTCGTACTTAGATGATTGGATGATTAAGTTTGGATTCTGTGTAGAAGTGGAGGATGAGATAGATGGATCTTGAACTACGAGACGATAACACCGTGTGGCTAGATAACAGGATCTGTCTTGGAGATTTCGTGCAGATGGAGGATGGGTACTATGAGTTCTTTCCTACTTCTACAGACAGGAGCGGCTTCGTGTACATCTATGTGTATGAATTCATTGTTAGTTGCTGGCACAAGCTAAATGATGCGTGGCACGAGTCGTTGCTAAACGACCCTGTGTTAAATAGCCCTAGAATTGAATAGACTATGTACCCACAACGACCTCTGATTGACGGAGATACAATTGCATATCGCTCGGCTTGTGCTGTAAAGGAAGACGAGCCAGTACAGAATGCTTTACACAACGCTAAGACTCAGCTAGAGAATATCATCGACCGTTTCGACAGAGGGCTTGAGTACAGTCTCTACCTCACTGGCTCCGGTAACTATCGACACGAGCTAGCTAAGATACAGCCTTACAAAGGCAACAGGACACAGCCTAAGCCACAGTACCTTGAGGCAGTACGGGACTACATGGGGTATGCTTGGAAAGCGATTGTGGTTGATTCTAGAGAGGCTGACGACGCTCTCGGATGTGAACAGATGGAACACCGAGACAAGAGTACGTGCATCGTATCTATCGACAAGGATCTGAACACCATTCCTGGATGGCACTACAATCCACTTCGAGCTGATCACTACTATGTGACAATGAGCGAAGCGAACAAGTTTCTGTATACCCAGCTTCTTACTGGAGACAGAACGGATAACATCAAAGGTGTAGAGGGCATCGGTCCTAAGAAAGCAGAGAAGATTCTGCACGGATTAGATACCGAGCTGGAGCTATACCTAAAGTGTTTGGATGTATACATAGCTAGATATCAAGACAAAGGGCTGGAGTATTTAGTAGAGAATGCTAATCTCCTTTACATACAACGATACGGAGAAGGTGACAGGTGGCAACCTCCTACAGAGAATTAACTCCTACTGAGGCTGAGGAGTTGTCGGGACTTGGTATTTCTGGTATAGAGTACAGCCAGCCTGATTCAAGGATGTGGTATTATCTGGACCTTAACTGGCCTATAATTCCTGGCAAATGGTTCTTTACAATGACTAGGTATAAGTATCGCATAAAAGTGGAAGACGAAGATGACAAGTAAAAAGAAGAAGTATCGAGAGATATCCAGGCAGCAAGCTGAGGATCTTTACAAGCTTGGCATAGAGTTTCAGTACAGAACCAAAGCAGGTAAGGGAAGCGAATGGAAGTATGTTGCGCATAGGCCATCGCGTTTTATGTTCATCAGAGTAGCCGACAGAGGGTGCTACCTAAAGGATTTATTCTCTCTAGAAGACCAGAGAAAATGTACTCGCGTATTCTCTAATAAACACTTGGATATGGTATCTATGGCTATACCTATTTTGTTTGAAGATTCCATGCAGCACCACGATGAGATAGCGGATGTACTCAAGATAAAATTCTACTACAGGACGGAGGTAGAGTGACAACGGAAGATGTAGCTAACCAACAGCATTACACTCAGTTCAAAATCCAACCTATTGAATTCATCAACGTCAACAATCTTACGTACAACCAAGGCAACGTAATCAAATACATCTGCCGGTACAAACAGAAAGATGGATTGAGAGACTTGATGAAAGCTAAGAGGTACATTGACGATATCATCGAACGGGAATACTCAGATGCAAGTTGAACTACTAGATCACTGTGGGTCAGACTTAGATGTCGTTAACGCTGCTCGTGTGTCGTTCGACAAAGAGAGTGAGTTCGAGCAAGGCATAGATGAAGAGGGCTTTTACGTAGAGACGTTGAAGAATAAGGACATCAAGCTGATCGCGTATCTTGCTGCTAACAATCACTGGTCTCCGTTCGCTCACTGCTACGTAAAGTTCCGAGTAACAGCCCCGATTGCTATTGCGCGACAACTACAGAAGCACACGGTAGGTCTTGCGTGGAATGAAGTCAGCCGTCGATACGTCAACTACACTCCAGATGTTTACGTCCCCGACGAGTGGAGATCTGCATCATCGGATAAGAAGCAAGGAAGTGGGGATGTGCTAGAAGGAGTTACAGCGGATAGCCTTGGATACAACGATGCTGTTGACGTAGCTATTTCGTGCTACGAACGTATGCTTGCTGCTGGAGTATGTGAAGAGCAAGCTCGCTTCGTGCTTCCGCAAGGAGCTGTTACTACTTGGATCTGGAGTGGGTCTCTGTACGCTTTTGCTCGTGTGGTACGACTACGTAGCAGCAGAGATGCTCAGAAGGAGTCACAGATGATTGCTGCTCAGATTGAGACGTACCTAAAGACTTTGTTTCCCGTGTCTACAGCAGCCTTGATTCGATAACCCGAGGACACTGAGAGTGAGTAAGACAACGAAAGATGACTACGACTACACGTACCGCAAAGAACGTAAGCCACGTACTAAGCGCCGTCGTATCGAAGATCAATACATCCGAGAGACACCTCTTCCTAGCAAAGCACAGCTAGCCCTTTTAATGGACGAAGTAACCGATAAGGAAACAGAGTATGCTTCTTGAACACAAGCCGGGCGTACTACGACCAGAGCTTATTGCGTTACGCGCTTCTTTCAAAGAGCAGTTGAACAAGGTAAAGGTATACAAGCTTGTATCTAAAGGTACTCTGTGGAGGCGTAGCGTTCCGATAGAGATAGATGTGATGGAAGCTATCGGAGCTAAGCCCACCGGTATCTTGGACGCTATGATCAAGATGTGTGATGAAGCCTTTGATCGAGAGCTAAAGGTTTACCTATCTCACGAAGATATTGAATTCATCGAATCACTTAAGGACATTGAAAAGTATGCAGAAGCCCAGTGCTCCTCCTGAAAAGACCTCTTTCTCTATCAATGATGTGCCGGACAACGGAGTAGCTATCACGCTCGATTGTAACAAGAAGCTCAACGTGTGGATGTTTGGAGACATTGACGACACTACGCACAAAGCAGCTATTGCCATCTATCGGCTTATGTCGTATCATAGTGGCGATGGAAACAAGATCTATAACTCTGTTGTGGGGATTACAGGACGTGACAACTGATAGAGTTAGAAGGATTACTAAAGAACAGTTCATAGATCTACACGCACTAGGAATGTCTGTCTATGGGTCAGCCTACGAATATGGATATTCCAAATCTCACGATGGTTACATACTGTCATGGCTAAATGGAACTCGGCCACAGCCTAGACGAAGTGATGCTTTATTTAGAGAGTGGCCTAAAAGAAAATACCTATACTGCCTTGTGGATACCGAGTAAATGACTTCGATACGAGAGATAACTGAGGAACAGTTCCACTCCTTCCTGAGTTTGGACATACCAGTAGCTATCTGGACAAAGCTAGGAGAGCCATCTCTAGATAACTCTCGGTTTGTTGTAGGATCTAACCCTATTCTAAATGCTGATGGTATGACGTATAAGGATCTCTACAGAAACTTGTCTTTGGGCTATGGATTTAGATTTTTCACACTCGTGGAGGAAGATGAAGATGCGGCCACGTAAGGGGGCTAGGAAGAAAGTAGCAGTTCGAACAGACACCGGAGTAGTTGTAAAGAGTAAGTTTGAGAAACGTGTAGCTGACGACCTGTCTAAGCGGAATGTGAGATGGCTGTACGAGAAGAGGAAACTGCACTACGTTGTCCCAGAATCCGAGCACGACTACACTCCTGACTTCCAGCTAAGAGGGCGTACTTGGGTTTTAGAATGTAAGGGCAGGCTTGATCTTGAAACACGTAAGAAGATGCTTTGTGTGAAAGCGTCCAATCCAGACGTAGACATTCGACTTCTGTTCCAGCGTGACAATCCACTGCGTAAAGGTAGTAAGAAGACATATGGTATGTGGGCTACTGAGAATGGATTTACGTGGGCTGTAGGACAAGTTCCGGAAGAGTGGTTGGAGGAAATGTGAGTCGTGTAAAGAGGATAACTCGTGAACAGTATCTTGAGCTTACGGCTATGGGTATTCCTTGTATACACTTAGGATGGAGACAGCGCCCAGAGATGTTAAATCCAATGCGCATTCTTTCTTCTCCTGATTCATTGGAATGGGCTCAGATAGTAGCTGGCATAGAGGGACGGTATTCTACATACCTAACAGTGGTTGACGATGAGGAGAGCAACGATTAAGATCTTACTTCTTGACATAGAGACAAGCCCTATCTCCGGATACTTCTGGAGTCTGTGGAACGTAAACATCAATACAAACAATATCATTGACAGTTCAAAGGTACTTTGCTGGGCAGCTAAATGGCTTGGTGATAAGAAGCTTATGTTCGATTCGACTTACGCCAGCTCGGAATCGGATATGATCAAACGTATCCACAGCCTTCTAGACGAAGCAGATGCTGTTGTACATTGGAACGGACAGAAGTTTGATATCCCGGTGTTGAACAAAGAGTTTCTACTTCACGGACTTCCTCCTCCAGCACCGTTCAAACAGATAGACCTTCTACGCACCAGCAGACGACAGTTCAAGTTTCCGTCTCACAAGCTTGACTACGTAGCTAAGAACCTCGGTCTTGGTCAGAAGGTAAAGCACCGTGGCTTTGAGCTGTGGGTAGATTGTATGGCTAACAATAGCTCTGCTTGGAAAGAGATGGAGAAGTATAACAAGCAGGATGTAGTTCTGTTGGAGAAGGTGTACCATCGTATGCTTCCGTGGATCAAGAATCACCCCAATGTATCAGCCTGTTCTGGAAAGACAGCTTGCTCTACATGTGGTAGCCACAACGTACAGAAGCGCGGCACGTACAACACCAGCACAGTGTCGTATCAGCGATATCAGTGCAACTATTGTCACAGCTGGATGAAAGAGGTATCATATGATCGCAGTCACCCTAAGACTGTGCTACAGGGAATCTAAGAATGCACAAGAAGTTCGCAGAACGAATAGCCGATGTGTACAAGTACCGAGTAAAGCACCTTGGAGATGCGGCTGCTAAGAAGTGGGTAGTAGCACATCTGAAGAATAACCAAGATCACGTACAGATGATAGCCAATGCAATCAAGGAAAGAACAGGTGTCCGCAAAAAACCCTGATGATTACTGGAGAGGCAAGATAAAGGTTGTAGGAACTGACAATATGTGCTGGCCCGTAGATCCTATAACGCTATCAGCACTGGCCTGTAGTTTTTATGATCCTTGGTGTTGGGATAAATGTGGAACGCAGATCGAAACAATATCAGTACATGAGTGGTATCATAGAAGGGAGGTTTTAACTGCTTATGAAAATCCAACAAAATCAAAAGAAATCGGTTAAAATCACTTGCTTTTTTAACCAGAAATATGCTATATTTAAGGAGTGAAAAATGAAAGTCATAAAGGTAACGAAAGAGTATTTTCAGACAGAGGACGAGAAGGTTTATTTCTTCGAGCCTTTGGAAAAAGAAATATCCGTTGAGGATATGCAGAAGATTGTGGATGCAAACGAAAAATTAGTTAAGGAGTTGAAATATGGGAAATTTTGACAGCAATAGATTCAAAAGCACAAACCAAACTTGGGAAACTCCTGATGAATTATTCGCAAGAATAGATGGCGAATTTCATTTTACAAGGGATGTATGTGCATCTTCTGATAATGCAAAATGCCCGACATATTGGAGCGAGACAGATTCATGTTTAGATAAGGTTTGGGATGGAATAAACTGGATGAACCCGCCGTACAAGAATATGAAACAGTTTATCAAGAAGGCATTTGACCAAAGGGATAATGCTATAACTGTCTGTTTAATACCAGCAAGGACTAATACTAAATGGTGGCATGATTGGTGTATGAAAGGCGAAGTTTTATTTATTTGTGGAAGACCAAAATTCAAAGGTTGCATTCATGGTTTGCCCCAACCCCTCGCTCTTGTAGTTTTTGGTAGAAAGAGTGGGATTATGGGGTCTTTCTTTCTATGAAAATCTATAAAATCACAGAAGCAAGCGACTATTTAGGTGTATCAATTAACACACTTAAAACACTTGCCAACAATGGAAAGCTGAAATCTTTTAAGACTTCTGGCGGTCATAGACGTTTTAGACAAGATGATTTAGATGTCTATATGGGAGTTGAGAAAGAGAAGCAAGAAAAGTTGACTGTGATTTATGCCCGTTGTTCGACAGCCAAACAAAAAGAAAATCTTGAACGGCAAAAAGAAAGGTTGATGAAACACGCCGAAGCCAAAGGTTACAAGTATGTTTTGATTGATGAGATTGCCAGTGGAATAAATGAGAAGCGAAACGGTATCCACAAGTTAATTAAGATGTGCTTTGAAGGCAAAGTTGAACGAGTGTTAATTGAATACAAAGATAGGCTTGCAAGATTTGGCTATGAATATCTGGATGCCATATTCACTAATCTGGAAATTACGGTTGAAGTAATGGAAGTGAAAGATAAGAAATATGAAGAAGAACTGGCAGAGGATATTATGAAAATTCTGACCTGTTATTCAGCTCGTTATTATGGGGCAAGAGGCGGTAGGAAGAAGAAAAATAAGGATGAAAATGAGCCTGTCGAATCTAATGGAATTTAAGAAGGAGGTGGGGGACCGTGGCCCGAAAAAGAAAGGGTAATGTAGACCTATCGTTTCTACCAAGTGTGCCTAATTTCGTGTGGATGCCCAACAAAGAAGACAGCCGTCCGCCAGCTTTCACGTTGTTGCTTCTTGAGCTAGGAGGTAACTATTTATTTGGAGAGTGGGATGATAAGCACAAGCTGTTCAAAGATTCAACAGCTACCATTCTAGAAGAGGCTTACGGATTGATAGATCGCTGGTGCATCGTGCTAGATAGTAGCAACAATCCAATTGATACGAGGATGCTGTAATGGCTATCTATAACAATAGTGCTATGATGGAGTATGAGAAAGAACGTCAAATAGCAGAGCAATTGAAGGCGTATACGTACAAAGATCCACGAGTAATGTCAAGTGGCCCTCTTAATCAACCTCCTTGGCTTAGTCCTAACACAGCTGGTCAGATCATCTCCAGTCAAGAGAAACGAAGGCGTACTTTCTTTGACGAGATACGGTCTGGTAAGTGGAGAGAGGTAGATAAAGAGAAGGCTGTTGATCTTATGTCTCTTGGTATGGACGTGTACATCCTTGGGTGCGATAGTGATTCCCCATTCCGTATCTCAAGCGGAGAGCACCGAGATCTACCTAAGTGGTACATCACTAAGTTTGTGATCAACAAGCATTCTGATGCTTATAGCTTCTTGGTGAAGGTGGAAGAATGAAAGGACAATACAACGATTGGCATGTGCGAGACGATTTCTTAGCGGAGGTAAAAAGAGGAGAATGGCGTAGGTTAGAGTACAGTAAAGCTCTAGACTTACTGGAGATGGGGATAGAAGTGTACGAGTATACAAATAAGATGACTGGACCAGCACCTCTACTTAAGCTCTGTGAAGGATTTCCTAGATGGTACATACAGCATCACGTGGTGATATATAACGAAGAAGTGTCTCTTCTTGTACCTGTGGAGTAACTATGACCTCTGACGAATTCAAAGAAGTACAAGAGGGAGTTCACAACTACGTCGTTAAGATGTGCCCTTACCTATCACTCGAAGATCAGGAGGATTTAGAACAGGATGCAATGGTACAAGCTATTCGATACCAACATACTTACAATCCGTTAAAGAGTAGTTTAAAGACATGGGGACGTAACATAGCTTTCTCAGTGTCGTGGAGGCAAGAACAGAAACGGCGCACACGAAACGCTAAGGCACGTATGGTAGGCATGGGAGAGATTTGGAGTTTAGCAGATGAAGATTTGGAAGAAGATAACTGAAGAGCAGTATATACAGCTTCTTTCAGTAGGAGTAGACTGCTGGAGCGTTGCTCCCGGGAACCCTAAGCCCAGCGATTGGGAGATGCAGCAGTGGAAAGCTAAAGATGAATTAGAGTATCACTTAGGCTATGTACAAGGCAGGGATTTGGTAGAGCCTATGGACTACGTAACCTGTGTAGAAGTAGATGACAACGATTCAACAGTTTCATGTACCCTTTCGGAGAACCAATCAACGTGATCAAACCAATCGCTGTGCCCACTTATGATACCGCTACAGTTGTGGTTGATGTACCGAGTATCTTTTCCTCTGTAACCGTAACGTCCCATAGCTCCCCACATGTGAAAAGGGATAAGACTTCCTACGGATACTACTCTATCCCCTTCGTTGTGGAAAACGTCACACCGTTTAACTGCTGGGGCTAATTCAGATCCACAGTTAAGGGCTGGAGATATGTACAAGCACTTGTCGTAAGTACCGCTGTCTCCAGCTAGCTTTATCAAAGCACACCCGTTGCTGTGTCCGATAGGAATTACTTCTCGTCCAGTTAACTTCTTAACCAGAGCGATGTAGCTACTAAGAGCCACAGCAATGTTGTTGTTAGCGATACGTACATCAAGCAACGTAGCGTGTCCATAGTGGAATTCAAAAACATCGTATCCACGCAGACGTAAAGAAGCTGCTAGCTTACCTATGCTGCTGCTCGGATCGTATACGTTGAATCCGTGTACCGTTATGAGTGCCGGAGCCATTGTGTGCCATAGTCCAGTATGAACTTGACTGCTGCAATGATAGCAGAGGCTGCTAACAGGATACCTCCCCATCGTCCTTTGTACTTAGTTAACTCAGTAAGAAGAATGTCTAGCTTCTCTTGTGTCTTGTACTGCCCAGACTTAAGCTCTTCAATGTCTGCATCTAAGCCAGGAAGCAAAGCTTCTAGCCTAGCAACTCTCTCCCTTAACGCAGCGTGCTGCTCAGAGTCTACTCCGTGATACTCCATACTCATCTCTCCATCAAAGCGCCGCCACGCCCCCCAAAGTTATTTGAGTAGTATTGAACAGCAGCATCTCCCGCTGATCCCAATACACCAAGCCCAAGTCTACTAGATACCGGATTACGCTCTCCCCCCGAAGTGCCCGGCATTTGCCACGGTGTGTTACTAACTCTTTGTTGCGTCTGCTGTCCAACTTCACCCGGCCTATTTCCAAAGAAGTCCTCTGGCATTGCCTCCATCGGACGCCCTCCAAGAGCCACAGGGCCGAGATTAGCACTAGACCCGTAGGGCATCATGCCCCTGATGTAAGAAATGCCTCCACGGACCATTGGCATGCCTTCCTGGTACAGCTGATGGAGGGTATCCACTGGGATACCAGTAAGCCCTTGAGCTATGCCTAGAGGCCGGTACTCGTTCGTGTGGCTGTTGTATATGTTTCCAGGAATAATCATATCGGCCCACTGAGGCCAATTGATACTCCTATCTGAGTTCCGGAATCTAGGGGCCCGAAAGAGGGACATAGTTATTTACCTCCAGGGATTGAAGCTATAGTTCTGTGGAGGCTGCTGAGGAGCGTTGTTACCATAGCCGGTATTCTGACTAGGACCAAAGCCAAACATACTGCCGTAGCTAGACGGAAACATCTGCTGAGGAGACATGCCACCAAGCAGCTGCATCATAAGCTGTTGGTTGAAGTTCACACCGCTGTAACCTCCTCCACCGGGGCCACCGAACTGCCCACCTACGAATGGATTAGAGCCACGTCCACCGAAGCCTCCCATCTGTCCCATGCCACCACCAAAGCTCTGACTCTGTTGCATAGGATCGGAGGCACCGCCAGGGTACACGTCACCGCGTCCAAACTGATTGGGACCACCAGAACCCATGCCAGGGAAAGCTTGCCCACCTTGACTCGGATCTCCGAATCCCCCACCTTGGCTCATACCACCGCCGGGTTTCTGTCCACCAAAGCCACCACCTTGCATCTCCGGAATCATACCACTAGCTCCTCCAGGATTCTGTCCTTGACCTCCGTAGCTACCTGGAAATCCTTGCCCACCTCCAGGCTGCTGGGGACCGTTGTTCCCGAAAGGACTCTGACCTTGAAACGGCATCGTTGGTTGCCGACCGAAACTTCCACGTTGACCTTGGTATTGTGCTAGCATATTCTGTAGATTCCCCATGTACTGATTCGTGAATGTATCGTTGTTCTGTTGCGGCATGTAATACTGCTGCATCGTGTTCCAGTTCATGTTCTGGTAATCTGGAATCTCCCCGTTTCTAGCGTAGTTAAACGTAGGAGGAATGTAACGATTCGGACCAAGAGCGGGCATATTAGATTCCTCCTCGGAAAGTAGGACTTACATAGTTTCGGTACATATCATTTGGTCCCAGCTTATTTCCAGGATTAGGGCCAACAACAGGCTTGCCATCCGGAGGTGTAAAGGGATCAGTTACGTAGGGATTACCTCGTGGATCAGCTGGATTAGTAGGAGCAGGTCTCTGTTGAAATGGATTGGTAGGTCTTTGGAACTGTCCACCTCGCATCCAGTGCTGAAACGACATGCCAGCTGGTCTTCCACTATTCTGGAATTGTGAATACGTAGAGTTAAACGTAGGACCAGACATACCGGCAGCACCCGTTCTAGCACCTGTGCCGTTGTTAGACACAAAGCCACCTCCAGTCAACGACGTATCAGGAGCAGAGGGAGCACTTGGTTGAGATACCGTGCTAGCTGTGGGATTGTCCCAGCCGCTCTGAGACAACAGTCCTCCAGCGGTAGCATATCCGGGGTTAGTAGCGGCTGGATTGTCGTAGTTCCACATAGCCATATCGTTACTCCTTGTGTTTGTATTTCTCAGATCACTTTGTCCAAACCCAGTGCCTTTTCGGAACTGATCTAGAGTGGAACGGTTAATCATATTCATAGTTGTACCTCTTTCATTCCACTCTTACGAAGGACTTCTGCTTGAAACTCACGACGAGCTTGTACTAGATCAACAAGGCTAGAGAGCTGCTGCTGTAGCTGCTCTACCTTAGCATCGTTGCCAGCTGCTTTATCCATCTCAGTTTCAAACTGACGGACAATAGAGTCGGTTGGATCTGGTAAAGTAAATGTTCCGTCAAGGAGATCGTAAAGATTGTCTTTGCCCATGCCTTGAACATTATAGTCTTGTACCAGATTTGCTATGTCGGAGTTATCCATACCCATAGCCCGTGCTGCTTCAATCGTAGGTCTATATTTTGTAAGCAAATCTTTCTTAGCAAGTACAATATCTGCGTAGTAAGTGTTGAACTCATCTTCGAGACTATCCATGACGTTAGGCTTAGATAGATTATAAGTCATCTCTCCGGTAGCACTGTTCAAAGTGTCCGTGTAATCTTTCAATCTATCTGCCACTACGCGAGGTACATCCAGGACAGAAACAGTCATACCGATCTGAGACATAGCATTCTCAGCGGCTGTGAAGTCAGTTCCTTCTGCTCCTCTCTTCAGAGGATTAACGATTGTATCAACCAGGATACCAGGAACAAACGTCTTAATGGCTAGCTGCTCTCCGTACTTAAGAGCACGCTCTTTTCCTTCTCTCTTACCACTCTCTCCACGTCCAGTAGACATTTGAGTGATACCAGCTACCGTCTCAGTAAGAGCAGGGAACGTCATAGAGAACGAAGCAAACGGACCTGTGAATACGTTCAAAGCTTCATCCCACTTACCTCTACGAAGAGCATCTACCATCTGCCCGTAAGGCACAGCGTCGAAGCGAGCTAAAGAGGTATACGTCCACTTGCCATCTGGCATCTGCCTGAGAGGAATAACAGCTCCACGAGTATAGTCAGGAGACAGAGTTCTGAAAGCCTCGGCCTTAGCGCTGTCAGAGACTACTTCCATAGCAGCCTTGTATCCTTTCTTTTCCTCATCATCATCTGAGCCAGTAGCCAGTAGGCCAGCTACGAGTGACTGAGCAACATATCCTCCAACAGACACAGCGCTCATCTTAGCGATAAGCCCGGCAGCTTGGTACGCTGCATATTTCTTAGCAGCAGGGCTCTTTTCTTTCATGTACTTCGCTACCAACTTCATCTCATTCTTTGGATTACGTAGCATCACCTCGCCGAAGAATGGGGCGAACGGAGCAACGATACCTTTACGAGCAACAGACTTGGTTACCGGTATAGCCAGTGCATAGCTTGGCATTGTGTCTCTCACTTCTACAGCAGCGATATCCATAAGCTCTTTATCAGATCTACCTGGATATACCTCCTTCAGATGTTGCAAGCGAGTGTAGAAAGCTGTAACCTTTGCCAACGAGTCACCGAAAGCGTTCAGGCGAGAAGCCCCATCAATCAAAGAATCAGTAAAGGATTTCACAGCTCTACCTTTACGCCTGATCTGAGTAGCATTCTGATAGGCTTCGTCCAACACCATCTCTTTCATTTCGTTGCGCATGTCTTGAGATAGAGCAGCGTCAGCCAGCACACCCTTAGTAATCAGATACTTGATAGTTGCTTCTATCGACACCTCTGCTTCTTTAGTACCCTTGCCTCCCAAATACCACGGGAAAGTTCCCAAAGCTTCACGTCTGGAGATCTCTGTTGCTTTGCCTACGTTCTTAGCAAGCCTGATTGGATTGCCAGCACTGAGAGCTAGCGTGCCAACAGAGCTAACTAAGTTTGCCGTAAATGCACCGAAGTCGAGTAGAATCTGATTGATCTTGGAAAGGCTAGACACTTTCTGGATAGCCTTAGACAGCTTATTGCCCTCTGTAATTCCAGACTGAAACAGCATAGCCTCTGCTACCCCTTGCGTGCCGAGCACTTTAACAAGCTCAGCGTCTTGATCTCGAATGGAATATCCGTCAAGAGGCCCGTAGGCTGTATTACGACTAGACTTAAGTTCCGTGTATCCACGAGGCACAGTTCCTTTTACAATGATACCTTCAGACAGCAGCTTACTCTTCCAAGAGGCAAGCACTTGGAACTTAGCAAGCAGACCTTCGACACTTCGAACAGTGTTGATAACGTGAGCGTCGAACTCTTGGTACTCTCCCCAGATCTCTCGTAGCCACGGAGGTACGTCTGACTTCTGCTTAAGTGCCGTGTTGTCAGTGGAAAAGATCTTGTCTTTGTACGGCATATCCGACTCACCTTGAATCTGAGTCTTAGGATCAGACATACGATCCATAAACAACCGAGCGTGTTCTACCAGCACTTCTGGAGTAGCTGAGCTAGCAATACTCTTAAGTCTCTGTACGTTACCCGCTACTTGTCCAGCTATATCCTTTCCTTTAGGTGTAGCAAGTCCATACTGATAGAATAGTCTGTCTAGAAGTACCGTTGCATTCTCATCTTTCTCGTACACTTTCTGCATAGTATCCAGAGCAGCGTCATCTGGAATACGCATATCTTCCAACACCTTTGGAAGCAGCTTGTCGAACAGCTCGATCCCCTTACCACCAGGAGTGTGCAGGATATTTCTCCATTCTCCAGGTTTCAGATCCCAAGCTTTGTATCCACGGTGAGTGTATCTGCCCAGATTAGCCAGGAATTTCTTGGTGTCCTTTGCAGGCACAGCACCAGAGGCTAGCAACGACAGGGATAGTCTATCGAGATATCTACGAGTAGAAGCAATAGCTCCAGCTAACTCTTTAGGCAAAGCTACGGAAGGGTTTCCTAGCAGATGGTCAACCATCACATCATTGTAACTCTTCCATCTCTTGCCAAGAGTTACTTTAGCTTGCTTTTCTACTTCTTGAATACGTTGAATAGCTACGTGATCCATTGCTCGGACAGTACCTCCCATCTCTTGCAACATATCGAACGTAGTCTTAGATCCGTTCCTTTCCGCATACGCTACATCCTTGAACCACTTAACCGGCTTGATACCAGCCTTAAGCACAGGGTTAGTAGGCTCTTGGGTGTAGGGATTTATACTAGGAGCACTGACAGATTTGTCTCTACCCATAAGCCTTCCCATAGCGGAAGATACCTCTGTAGATCCAATGTCAAATGGAGCAGAGCTGACATCTGTAGCTTCCAAAGCCTTAGAAGAATCATTAACAGAAGCTGTGAGAAGCACCTTCTTGATCTCTTGGTGCAGATACTCTTCTGATTTTTCACGAGAGATTCGCCTGTCTTTAACAGGCTTTCCAATGAGTCTTCGATAGGCGTCTACGATTTGATCGAGCTTTGTTTTGATCCACGGCTTAGAGGGCTCTACCAACTCTGTAGTAAGGCGGGTGCGCGGAGTTGATACAGTTACGTCTACCGTAGCCCGCATCTTATCAAGAGCTTGCACTACTTCGGGACTACTGCCCAAGACAGCCATAAGCTCAAGAGCATTCTTCCCAGCGTACTTAACTCTCTCCGCAGTACCTGGGCTCAGGGTAGAGGTATCAATACTATTGATTACACTCAGAGCGGATTTCAAATCTCCGACAGCTTTCAAAGCAGCCGGATCAGTTATCTGTCCAGCCTCAGCTAAAGTAAGAGCACGAGTAACTACAGAGTGCTGAACTTCGTGTACAGCCACTTCTGGAGTAATACTCTCCGGAAGATAGATAGTGTTTCTACCCGGATAATATCTACCGCCAGCAGATGTAACTGTACCGTCCCTGCGTACAATACGAAGTGGAGAATTCTCTGCTGCTGGATCTCCCCTTACAATCTCGACTTTGACTCCGGCTGCATTGGGAGAGGCGGCATATCTTTCAATCATACGAGAGTGAAAATCATTTGAAGGATCTGTAGAGCTATCTCTCACCGCAGTGACTAGATCGGAAATAGAAGACGGGTACTCTTGAGTAGATGCAACAAGTCTTCTTCCAATAGGGGATGGAGCAGGAGCTTCTACACTCTGTTCAGTCGGAGTAGATACCTCCTGCCTAGTAGCAACAGGCGGCTGTACACCCGGCTCCGTAGGAGCTAGCAGCCCTTCTTGCCCTTGCCCTTCCCGTTGCCCTTCGATCCTTTGCTGTTGGCTTTCTTCATTGGTCGTAATCTCCTGTTGAGGTAGTGTAAGGGTACGAGGTTGGTTGATAGTAGCCGAAGTCGTACCTTCCATCGGCACTTGAATTGGAGTAGCGTTTATATCACCTGCAACACTCTTACGGATAGAAGCTCCGTTAAGAGTAAGACGAGGTTTAACAGCACCTGCCGTCTGAGTAGATATGACTGTACCTTCCGGAAGAGTAGGCATCGAGAAATTATTCGGACGGATGCGAGGCTTGATCGGAGCAGGCATAGACGGAGACAGGTTCTGGTCTACAGTTACCGGACCATTCTCGATAACCGTATCCATAGGAGCCTGTAACTGATACCCTTTAGCTATACGAGCAAACAAAGCATCTCGTTGCTCTTTAGGCAAAGCAGCAGCTGTCTCAACAAGAGCTGGATTGTTAGATAGAGCTTGCTGAATACGATTGCCAGCGATAGCTCCCTTGATAGGTTCTAGGCCAGCTCTCTGATCCCGTGTCTCACGCAGAGTCAGGGGAGCTACAGGGGTAGCTGGGGGCTTTGTAGAGTCTACCTCAAGCGGTCTGGAGAGTCTTTGGCGTACAGTATTGATACCACTCTCAAGAGCCGTTGCTCCCTTCGTGATAACGTAGCCACCAATGCCTCCTGCTAGACCGGCCTCTGTGATCTGAGAGATACCTTCGATAGCTGTCTTAGGAATCAACGGATCATACAGTTTAGGCTTGTCACTTAGGGCTCTGGCTGCCATATCCAAACCGATACCCAGACCTTCGGCACTTGCCTCCTCGCCTATACCAATGATGGACTGAGTAGCTGCTTTGCCTACAATCGGCTCTAAAGCTTTAGTCAGTTTACCTACACCAGGAAGCATTTCGGTAACAGCCTCGATCCCAAGCTTAGCCTTAGCTAACTTAAGAGAAGTAGCGTGATCACCAGTAGCATCGAAGTATTTACCGTACTCAGAGTAGAAAGTATCCTCCAACTGAGGCAGCATACCTACTGCTGCTCCAACAGTCGGTAGTCCGAACTCAGCGCCTATTGCTGCTCCAGCCACAGATCCGAGCTGTTTGGGCTGAGATAGCACAGAAGCAACAGCTCTGGTTGGCATAGAGCTTTCTTTTCTAAAGGCATCTACTACCGCTGCGTCCTGCCCTTCAGGAGTAGCTAGTTTCTGAAGATACTGCTTAGCCTCTTCACCACCTATCTGTGTAGCTATGGAGTCAGCCAAATAAGGAGACGAGGCAAGTAGAGCAGACTGCGCAGTAGTAGGAGGAAGTGTTATCTTACCCGTACTGTTAAACTCAGCTAAAGCCTTGCCATAGCTGGCAGATCTAGCTGGCTCTCTATACAAAGAAGGCAATGATTTAACTATGTTAATACCGGATTGAGCTGCGTTAGCTGCCACCCCAGCTGCGTCTGCGATTAAACCAACTGCCCCTGTAGCAGGAGTATCAAATACAGTCTCGGTATTAACAGTAGGCCGCATACTCTGTCTGATCTCAGAGTTCTGATCAGCGAAGTCTAGCGCCCTGTTGCTGAGAGGACGTTCCATAGTATATGGAGATGGAGCAGCTGTAGACACACCTGCCTGCCCTTCGGCTGTACCTGTAACGGAAGGGGCAGAATTCTCCTGCATAGCCTTCTCTTTAGCGTAGATAGCTGCAATTCTCTCTGCACGAGATAGGGGCTTTGCCTTGGATTCCGCAGCGTAAGCGGCAGCTATCCTTTCAGCTCTAGTCATTTAAGACCCAGCTCCTCACGAGCCATCTGCTCTGCGGATGTCCTAGAGATAGGAGTGCCACTAGACTTTGCTTCCTTAAGAATGTCGTCTACCATCTTATTGAAATTCTCTTCACCTATTGGAATGATATCCATCCTAGTTCCAGGAGGCATATCTACTGGCTCTCCTACAGCAGCACGCTTAGCAAGTTCGTCCACAGGAGCGGCAGCCGTCCCAAGCAGGCCACCAAAAGCATTACCAAGCCAAGAGCCAGAAGATTTAGAAGATCCTTGTTTGTCCGATGACAGAAACTTGATCTGAGACTTAAGAGCCTCTTTAGTAGACTTCTTGAACTCTTCTACTTGAGCAGGCTTAACCCAGCGGGGATCGGTGCCGATAGCTTTTGCTACCTCTCCAGCTGACATAGAGTCAACAGCCTCTAAACGTAGTTGAGCATCTAGTAGCTTACGTTGCCTGAGCTTTGCTTCATCTAGAGCAAGCATATCCGCATCTGTTCTAGCCCCAGACTTAACTGGTGCCCTAAGACCCGTATCTCCACGAGCACTTGGATCAAGAATTACAATTCTACCATCAGCAGTTTGGGTAGGAATCCCCCTTACTTGCTTAGGCTCAGGAGATTTTATATTGCTTGTGTCAATATATGGATCTAGCTTATTGGGATCACTCTCATTCTGACCGTACCCCTGCACAATAAAGCTCCCGTTTCCGAGGGCAGTGACTGTTTGCTTGTTAAGCATTTCAAGTCTTTTGTTAGCCGCCCTCTTATCTTCAAGAGCAGCACGAGCAGCGTTGTTGGCTTCGTTCATCTTGAACGCCATATCTTCTTGGTACTTACGCTCTTCTAGCTGAGCATCACGCAAGCGCTTAGCCTCTCGCTCACGCGTGTTCCGGTCCATAAGACCGGCTCCAATGTTGATAAGAGCGTCACCAATGCCGTTAGCCATACATATTCTCCAAGTCAGCTTCCGCTGCTTCGTAAGCTTGTATCAAACTGTCTTCCATAGCTAGCTGTAAACCCGACTCATTAGCCATCTGATAGATAGCTGTCAACACCTTAGCCAAAGCTCCGCTCTCTCCGAGCACAGAGCTATCAGCAATAGGCATCTTACGACTATCCAGTTCATCTGTGATACGAGTGATGATTACAGCTGCCATCTTACCGATAGCTTGTCCTACATCAGATGCTCCTTGAATAACAGAGAGCGCTTGCTGTTTCATCTGAGGATCTTGTAGCATCTGCTGAGCTGAGTTATACACCAGATCGGAATCTACAGACTTTAGCTCCTCGTCTCCATCATCTACTTCCGGCTGCTCTTGTGCTTGGGACATAAGTCCCTTCTGCTGTGGCATCATGTTAGCCTCCATTCCAAGGTGTTTGCATCGTAGTCGGAGGCGTCAAAGGAGTACCCAGCTGATTGAACATATGATTCGGATCAGATAGTGGGTTATAGATAGGTGCATTAGGATCTGCTTGAGTAAAGCGAGGGCCGTTATACATCTGAGCCCACGGAGCAATAGCTGCTCGGTTACGCATAATAGTTCTGGCGTACTCGTCTTGGTTGTTCTGGAATCCAGCTCGCACCTGCTCTCGCTGCCCGGCTCTCTGGGCCATCATACTTTCTCGCTGCACCTGACGGTCCCGCCTAGACTGCCCACTCTGTTGACGACCATTAAGGAAGCCTCCAAGAATCTGTAGACCACCTCCCAAGAAGTCAGAGCCAGAAAGCCCGAACAGCCTGTTGCTTCCGAGAGTGTTGCCTCCCCAGCTACCAACAGTTCCACCAAGTCCCATAAGCCCGCTGCTACCAGTACCTGTAGATCCAATAGTACCCAGAGCATTCCCAAAGAAATCAAGAGACATACTTATCCCCTCCCTCCACCAAACAAACTGTTCCAGAAGTTAGAGCCAGCACCAAAGCTACCTCCAGTTACTGACTGAGCAAATCCGTAGAAAGCTTCTGGATTAGCCATAAACTCCGGTACGTTCATGCCTTGCATAATCACGTTGTTGTACAGACTGGCTCGGTTGTTAGCCATATCTGCACCGTAGTTGAAGTAGTTATTCCGCATACCAAGATCACCGGCTTGGCGAGCAAGGGCAGCATTGTACCCAAACTGAGATCCCATCCGACCTTGGTCGAATCCGTAACCCTGTTCGTTCAGTCCTCGTTGGAATCCATACTGATCGAATCCTAACTGACGTTGGTTTCCGAACTGCTGATCGTTGGTAGCCATATTCCCGTACAAATCGAACATGCCCATACTGTTCTCTTGCTGACGACCATAAGCCTGTTGTTCGCCCTCAAAGGCTAGACGCTCTCGCTGCATCTGCAACTCATGGGCGTGCTGATCTCTTTCTTGACCAGAGGTATCAATGATCATACCACCACCAGGATTAGACTGAGCACGTAGTTGCTGTTCGAGCATACTCTGCTGAGCTGAGTTGCCTGCGTTAGATAGACCGATACGAGTAAGAGTCTCGCTATCTTGCGATGCAATAGGCAACGCAGCGTCAATGGCCGCTCTCTCAGCAGCACCAGCTGCGTAGCTAGAGTTAGCTTGTCCTCGTGCGTTAGCAAGTTCCATAGCTGTTTGACGAGCTTGGCCGATGTATCGACCTTGTGGATTCATCAATCCTTGCAGCTGTCCAGCTACCAGATGCTCTTTAGGAGGATTGTAGTGCCACGCATTACCAGCTCCCATAGAGACACCAGAGATGCCTCCTGGAAATGTGCCTACAGTGGTTGTACCAGGATTAGTTGGCATCGTTATACCTCTTGTCTCAATGGAGTGTGGTACACAAGCAATGCCTGTAAGATGTGTGGAGGCTCAATTACACAAGAGTCAAATCCACCAGTAGCAGTTGTCGTGTTCTTTAGCTTAAGGTAGATAGGTCTACCTCTCATAGCAGTTTGGATCACCTTATTAAAGGGAGTATAATCGGTGCCAACAGTGTCAGCCACATTCCTACCTGCTGGAACGTAGGTAGAACTAAAATCCATACCGCTGTAGGTCTTTTCCTCACTATACTTTGTGCCAGCTGCTGCAAATAACGTCGTGTTATTATAGTCGAGCCCATGTAGATCTACCTTCCTTATGTTGTCGTAGTCAAACGGGCTCTCTAGAAACGACAGATTAACTGTCATGTAAGCTGGAAAGTCCTGCCCGTCGAAACTCCAGCCTTTCTCAAGCTCAAAAGCATACTTGAACAGAGTGGCACTGTTTTCGGCAGAAGTTGTTGAGCCATTTCTGTTCCAATGACCAATGTGGATACGCTCAGTTACTGTTTCGTCAGTAGTGTGAGACATACAGATGGGAGTGAGAGGTACGAAGCTACCTCCGAAGTTGAATCCGTACCGAAGGAATGTGAACTGCGGGGCAGACTCTGCTGAATTAAGATTCATACAAAGCACATAGCCATCATCAAACCACACTCGGTATTGATTTTTAGCCTTGATAGTGTGTGCAAAGATAGCTCTCTGAGCTGGTCTACTATCGTTCCAGTATTTCTTGCTAGACAGACGGCTCTTGATCCACGGAGACACTGGGAAGCTAAGTGGCCTAGCCATAAGATCGCCGTACTTGTCTGTCTGCTCAATAGTTCGTATACCGTACTGATCGCAGTACAAAGTGAAGTCACCGAATGAATCTGCCGTGTACTCCACACATCCGCTATTCGGATTGATCACAGAGGTAACAAACAAACCATCAGCAGATACAGCTGACTGATTGACAGAGATGCGATTGATAGAACTCTCGCACAGGACACCTAGAGAGGTATCAACTAGCACAGAGAACCCGTGTACCGGATCAACAAAGTTAAACTCACGAGCACCCTTAGTAGCTCGGAACTCTTCTGGCAGTGGCCCTTTGTTTCCGTCAATAGCAGACATAAGTACGTTGCCGCTGTTGTATCCAAGCAACAGATAGTTGCGGTAGCTGATAATGTGGGACGGCTTATCTAGCACACTCTCATAGTTGGTGTATATCTTACGGAAGTATCGACTATCATAAGACCAAGCTCTGCCAAGTCCGTGAACACCATAGATGGTTTCGTAGTCAATGTTGAGGAAGTAGTTAGCTCGTACAATCTCAAAGCGCCTATCGCTTGCAACCAGATCGGCATGGGAAGGTAGGAACGATGCTTTGTAAGAGGTAACGTCAGCGATCTTAGTGCCACCAGAGGTAAGACGTATATCATCTCCTACCTTAATGTAGTTACGAATTCCGTTTGGAACTATGTCGTAGATGTGAGCTACACCCTCTGCATCTCCAGCAGCCCAGCTACCTTTCTCAAGGTGGATACGTACAAGCTTTGCTTCAATCTCCGACGTGCCATCATGGAAGTACAGCTTACCTACTGGGCGGAAATAGTGGACAGTCAGAATAACTGTGTCCCAAAACAGATATTGGGTATCAGTCAATGAGGTAGCGTTAGGACTCATCCACACACCAAACGTGGATTCATTCACATCTGCCGGAAGTATCTCAGTCAAACCCCATTTGTCATTAGCCCCGCCAAAGGTAAAGCTAGTAGGAGCAGCGGCAGACGTAGAAGCAATAGAAGCTCCACTGCCACCTTTGTTGACAGAGCCAGCTTTAGTCAGCTTAACGTCTGCAAAGAACGGAGTTCCCGGAGATCCTGCGGATTTCCAGAAGCACTTCGCGCTGAGTGTAATGCCCGTGATGATACTGTCCTCTGGAACAGCTAGTCCAAAGTTAGAGAACTTGATCCCGGTACCGTCTCCCCAGATACCAAGGATCTGCTGTGCGTATACGCCTGTGGTGTTGTCAACGCTTAGGCTATAGGAGCCAGAATCCAAAGCCACCGCATCCCCAGTACCTCCTGGAAAGGTTGCAGCGTCGTTTATATACCCACCAGCTAGGTTGACATACCCGGTAGTGTCATCATTAGCTGGAGAGCCGTCTAGAGTGACTGTATTAGCTGCTAGTTCGTCAGCTGTAGTAGTAAGAGATAGCTCTCGTGGTTCAATAGTAGAGGAGCCTACGTTGAAGAAGACTTCATACCCCATATCAACCTGAGTCCAATCATTGTTTGTGGATCTACCTGTGCCGTCTTCTAGACCATACCAAAGGCTACCTCCCCAGATCTCGGTAGAGTCTGTAGGAGCGCCAGTTACACCAGACAAGGAGTTGTAGCTCTTCCACATAGCAATGGTAGTAGCAAAGTCATCATCCTTTCGGTCGATATATCCAATACTACCATTGGTAAAAGTACCATTAGGAGACGTGGCATATACCAGCACCTTTGCCCAAGCATTGTTAGAGCTAGTGGTGCCAAGAGCGTTAAACTCCCCTCGCATCCACTTCCAATCCATGATGCGTGCCTGGAATCTACCAGTACCTGTGTGGTTACGGATGTAGTTACCTACGTAAAAGTACGGATCAGTAGGAACTGGAGACGTAGATGTATCGTAAGAAAGGTAGATGTAGCGACAATTAGCAACAACGTGCAGCTTGCTCTTATACAAGTGCATAGCATACGGGAATTGATCTTGAGGAAGAGAGTCGATGTCTCCCCTAACGTCTTCTGCTCTTGACAGAATAAGAGACGGGGTGCTGATAGCCCCTTCATATGGACCAGAAACAAGCTCATAGACAGTGTAAGGAGAGCCTACTCCACTATAGGCTATGCTGATATGCTTGCTGCTATTCTCACTGCCAGGAGGCTGTTGGAATTCGCTAAGATATACGAAGTATACAAGGCTACCGCTGATCTCAGGAGGGCCGGATTCCAATACAACTCCCGTTTCATTTGAGATAATGATAATCGGGAAACTATACGTTAGCCCTAAATCAGAATACTCATAGGTAATAGTGGCATTTCCTGTGTATGAAGTAGTAGCCACTACCCCTACATAGTTCATCACACCACCGCTAGGGCTACTTCCACCGTCATACCTCTCAAACCCATCAATCTTCTTGTACCCATCAGTATCTACACACTCATAGTTCTGACAATCGACCAGCTTTCCTGGCTCAACGAGCATACGAGGGGTAGTGAGATCCAATCCCCCCGTAAGAGATACTGCTTTGAGTTGTACGTTCGAGTTACCTGAACTTGCTGGAGTCATAGAGTATGTTCACCGGAGGTAATAGATCTCGGATAGCATTTGTTTCCATCTTCGTATAGTGATTACGTGCTCTGTTGAACTGCTGTCCCTGTCCTTCGTAATCTGCCCAGCTCATAACAGCACGCCAGCTAATCATCTTGTGGAATCTAGCAGGCAATCCCGTAGGCGTATCAGAGTACGTAGAGAACGTCTGAGGGACTTTAGAGTATTCGAAGTAGATGTGGTAGTAATCGTCTGGCGATGGATAGAACCTGTAGTTACCAGTATTGTCGATAGTAACAACTCGTGGCTTAGCCACACTATGTGGTCTGTCCAACCACATTTTCAAGAACTCCGCGTAACTTACATACGGAAGTCTTTCCCAGCTAGTAGAACTATAGCTCTGCCCTTCGTCAGCTAAGATATCCGAAATGCTGAAAGAATCCAGCTTAGCTTCTGCAATATCAGAGGTAGTATCTAGACCGATAGTATCGGCTACACTCAGATCGAAACCAGCCCAGCGCTTGAATCGGCACGTAATACCACCCGAACTGATCAACAGATCCCCTGGCTCAATCATAAACGGAAGGAGAAACGGAGAGTTGATTAACAGAGTACCATCAGCTGTGCCAGCAGCCACAGTGCCACTAGCTACTGTCAAAGCACCTGTCGTTTTGGTTGTAAATAGATTGGCGTTGCTGCTGTTGTGCAAACGCATAGTTAGATTGTTGAAGTCAGCTGTGAGTCCACCACTTGAGTAGCATCCGTACACTTCCATCTTGGGTTGAATACGAACAACACCAGCCGATTGCATAAATTCCCAATCACGACGTTCTACTTGAATCTCTTCCCAAGCCTGAGACACCCATTCTTTGAACTTGGTGTACATAGGATCAGGAGGAGATGCAAAAGTACCAGAAGTCAGCTGATCAAGAGTGATACCACTTTCACGTAGAGCCTCGTTAACCAGCTGAAGATAGTTCATGGGTATTACGCCTCTGCTCGTCGCATATAGTTAAACATACCGGCTTGCATATACTCTTTCAATCGCTTGTCGGTAGGCCAGAACCCAAACTGATCGAAGAACTGACGCTTAGGAGCCAGCTTAGCTTCTCGGTTAAGGTACTTGCCTCTCTCAGAAGCGGGGATAAATCCTCGTTCACCGTTAGGCCCATAGTTCTTTTCAAGAATCACTACAGTCCAACGACTTTCTAAACCACTACCGTCTACCAATCCACCAAGAAGATTACCAGCTTCGCTCTCTTCAATGAACTTGGGCTCTTTCTTTGTTTCCAGATATTCAGCGGTAACAGTAGGTAGATTCACATCCACGTTAAACGGAATTGCGAACTGATATCCGTTGTGACAAGCACGACAGTGGGTATCTTTCTCTCGTGGACCTTTGATAACCCGTACTCGTGACCACCCACTCTTGTTATCTTTAGCTGCAATCGGAACGGTATCCGTAACAAACGTAGCTGCGTCACTCGTAACCTTAGCCAGAATAAACTGCTTCAAACTCTCAGCGTTGTATTCAGGAAGTACCTTTACACCATATTCAATAGCAGCTGCTTTCTTCAATTCCGGCCAGCTAAGGCTGTCAAGCTTGTTCTTCAATTCAATAGACATATACTTCTCCTATGCCCGGTAAACCCGGCAGCTTCCCCGATAACGGTTGATGCTGGGCAAAAAAGAGGGGAGAGAGTTTCCCCGCTCCCCCTTGAGTTACAACATCCAACTAATCTTACGTGGAAGTACCAGCAACCAAAGAGCTGAGACCATTCCAGTCATAAGCAACAGTACCTGCATCCGGGCAGTTCAGATCGACATACTGCACTTGGAACGTAAGGTACGAGGCAGCGGTGCCGCTCGAAACCGTACCCAAGGTAGCTTGCAGATCATCACCACCAGAAGTAGACACAACCGCCAAGTCAGTAGCAAACGCCGCTGTATTAGTAGAAGTGCCAGCCGTCTCGTCATTACGAAAGGTAGCACCAGTAGTCAGAGCAGACGTGCCCAACGCATAGGTAGCGTGGATAGCATCATCATCCTGAGTAGCTAGGCCAATCTTACACGGAACAGACGTACCCCAGTCCGAGTTAAAGATTCGGAACATGGTAATGTACACACCCTGCGGGATACGTGCCAGCTTCAGCACGTCACCGGTAGCTGGAACCTTACCAGAAGGAAGCGTGAGCTTACCGACCACATTAACAACACCCTCAGACGGTTCTGTAGCTACCGCCCGGGCACCTCGATACGCACTAGAGTAATAAGTAGCCATTAGTTATCTCCTATTGATAGCAGCGATTAGAGCTGGGTCACAGCGCAACGGATGTTAGCAATCCAGTTGTCGTTGAGGATCTTGTTGCCGTGCCACATCTTCCACTGAATAGAGCCACGCTGACCAAGCTCGTCACCAGGAGTACCCATTTTCGGCTGCGTACCACTGACCATAGCACCGTTAGTGCCCTTGACCACGATGGAGCCATACGAATCGGCACCGATGATAACCAAGGTGTACACGTCCACGTTCGAGCCAGTGTACCGCATACCGTTCAGAGTAGCGCTACCAGCACCAGTGTCGGCAGTCAAGTGAGGAGTCAGGATGAAACGGACACCGAAAGCAGCGCCGACTTCGTATTCGCTCACAGGCTGATACGAAGCATACTTCTCGACCGGAACAAAGCCATCCATCTCTTCGAGATCTCGGAACAAGTCCGTGTGACCGACTGCGATAAAGCCCGGACGAATCGGCTCAGTGGAGAAGCTAGGACCAGCCTTAACCATCTTTGCGATCTTCGTAGCGTGATTGCGTTCGAGATGCTGAACAACAGCGCGAATAGCGTCTGCATCCAACGGGGTATTCACATCCGAGTTAGCCGTACCGTTCGTGTAGAACTCAGTACCAGCACTCTTCAGCGTATTCCACAGCAACAGCTCTTTGGTCAACGCTGCCTGCTTAGCGGCCTCTTCAAGAGCCGGAGTCAGGAAGTTCAAGTCCAACAGATCAGCAGCCTTGTCCGTGTAGCGATACACCGCACCGTACTGATACACATCAGCAGTAACCGTATCGAACTCGATGTTGGTCGGAGCTGGGGTCACACCTTCGGTCAATGCAGTGGTAGACACCGGGAACGGCTTGATGCGTCTCCAACGTACCTGATCACCTTTCTTAGCAGGAAGAACCTCTGCCATCGAAAACTTGTCCAACACCAACTTCGTCTCTGCGGTCTTGAGCAGTTTTGCAACAGCCCAGATACCAATAGTCTCACCAAGATCGCCGTACGTATTTGTTTGCAGACTCATATGTTATCTCCTAGTTAGTTCAGGTCTTTCTCACCATATCAAAGATTGCGTCGGGATTGTCGTACAGTTCTTTGAACAGTTGTTCTGGTGTCTTCTGAGCAGACTTAGGAGTTCCAGCTGGTTGAGCAGGAGTGGGAGCTGACTTAGCTAACCGTTCCTGTCTCTGGGCCACCACCGGATGCGGAGCTGCTTTCGCTTGTTCCGTATTAACCGCTGGCGCCTGCTGTTGCTGCTGCTGTCCGTAGAAGGCACGCATATCATCGTCGTATAGTTTCAGTAGACGTACCGAATCCCGCGCATCAAGTGATCCATACAGTGATTGTACCCCTGGGCTTGCGTGCATCAACCAGCTTTGAAACTGCTGGCTGTTAGCGTGCTCTCTCCAGTCCGGAACCATCTGAGTCAACAGATACTGCTGCTCTTGTACGTATCTCTCGTGCTCTGCCTCTCGGATCGGAACCACAGCTTCCTCTGCTTTGGTTGTAGCCTCGGCTTTGACTGCTGCAATTTCTTTCTTAAGGGCATCTTGCTGAGCACGCAACAACTTTGCGAGCTTCGGATCTACCTCTACTAACTGTTTCCAATCTTCATCGTTTTCGAGAGGATTAGTGCTATCCACGTTGGGCTGTGGCTTAGGTGTCTCCTCGACCTTCTTCTTCAGATTAGCTACTTCGTTGTACAGCTTCCGATTCTTTGACGCTAGCTCTTGGTGACGCTGTTGCCACAACTGTGCTTGTCGGGCTACGTTATCAATCTGAGAGCGAATGTCTTCGGGTAACTTAGATAGCCAATCGTTAGGGTCCGGGGATGCTGTTGAAGGGGCCGGTGATTGCGGCACAACTTCGGGCTGTTTGGGTTCCTCGGTCGTAGTTGCTGGTGTCTCCGGCTCGACTGGCACAGCAGCTTCTGTAGCTGGGGCCGCTTCAGCTGGAGGTGTTACTGCTTCGGCAGTGGGAGCATCGGAGGGTGCCTCGTCTGTTTCCCAAAACTTCTTCAGCAACGCTTCAGTATCTACTTCTTGCATTATAGTCATTGTTAATAGCTCCCTTCGTTTATACGTCCGTTGATCTTATTAAGCGTGTTGATTGTGTTGGCGATCTCTCCTTTTCGGAGATTGAATTCTGCCCAGTCTGTAGCCCCAGACAGGTGTTTGTATTTATCGTCCAACATACCTTCCAGTTCCTTCTGGAGTTCACGAAGTAAGTCTAATGAAGTCAAATGCCCTCCCCAGTATTCTCAGCTAGTTTAAGTTCTCTCTCAGTTAACCTCTGTTTATTTGCATCCAACTCTACCTTTGCTCCAGCGACAAATTCACTGATTGCTTGATCTCTCTGCTTGATACTGATCTCAGCGTTAAGAGCTGCCATATCCATCTCACGTCTAGCAGCCAGTTTGACCATTTCCGTATCTCTCTTAGTTTGCTCAGCCAACACTCGGCTCTGAGACTCTGCGATACGGGCATCGTTAGCCTCTTGAGTAGCTTGGTAATCCATCTGAGCTTGCTGTGCTGCAATGGTCGATTCAAACTGCAAGCGCTGTTGTTCGAGCTGGAGCTGTTGCATCTTGACTTCAATCTCTTTCATCTTAGCCTCAGCCATCATCACTCTTGGATCAGGCTGCTGCTCTTTATTCTGTTGCTGCTGTTTCTTGAACTCTTCAATCTCCGTGGTGCTACGAACAAGCTTAGCTGACGGGAGTTGCATGTTCACAATGATAGCCTTTGCAATCTCATCTACCTTCACAGCAGCAGCTACGTCCGGATTCTGAGCAGCTTGTGCCAACAGCTTCTCCAGATTGATAAGCTCCATGTGCTGACGAAGGAATGAGGTACTGGATCTAACGTCTGCCTCAAAGTCTCCTTTGCACGTATCGTCTACGTTGTATTGCATGTTCCAGTCGTACATCCAACGAATGTGCTTCTTGGTCATACTGTCGTCCCACTGCTCGGCTCGCGTGTGTAGCATAGACGTAGCTTGCTTGTACACCATAGCAGCGCCAGTAGCACCAGCAGTTAACTGAGGAGCTTCCATGCCCCCAAGCAGCGGAGGAATAGAGGCTTCCTCATCTGCAAACTGCTTAGCCAGATTCAGTACAGCACTCAACTCTCCCTGTCTATTAGGAACTTCGTGGAACTGTAGAGCTTGTCCAAGATTAGCGGAGTAGTCATTGATAGACCACACCTTCCACGGCACGATATCGTGAGATCCATCTTTCATGGGCTGAATCAAAGCTCGGTTAATACCTACCTGTGGTCCGCTGGAGATCTTAGCGTTCTCAACCAGGA